ATGGCCAAATCGGAAATCCAGCGCGGCAGCTTTTTCTACGATTTGAATGGGCGTGAATTTCGCGGCTCCTACCGCCTAGAGCAGGGTCATTTGGATGTAGACACCCCACACGGGAAGGCCCACGCCGCCCTAAACATCCAGAGCATGGAGCAGATCATTCAGATGCTCTTATCCCTGCATCTGGGGGGCGGTAGGCTAATTAAGACAGTGGCGCTCGGCACCAATTGAGAACGGCCTGTTCCGGGTGGCGTGTAGGGCCGGGCTCGAAAGCATCGTCTCGAAGCACCGCGACACCCGCCACCGGCCCCGTACATGCGATTGGCGGAAGATCAAGAACCGCGAGCACCCCGCTTCTCGCGGGAGTTTTAGGGCGCGACGTCCGTAGCACCAACTCCAAGTAGAGAGTTCCACTTTCTGGTTGACACCTTGCGGTTCCGGGTTGAAACGATCGTGCATTACTCGCCAAGGAGTTGCAGAATGTCGATTGAAATCGAGTTTCTGCCCTGCAGTGACGATCACGGCGACGCTATTTGCGTCCGGTTCGGCAACGATCAGCAGGGTTACCAAGTTCACCTTATCGACGGCGGTTATGCCAACACTGCCGATACAATCATTGAACACATCGAATCGCATTACGGCCGCAACATCACAATCGCGAACGTTGTGCTTACGCACGCTGATGATGACCACGCAACAGGGCTTGCAAAAGTCATTGAGCGCTTCCCGGTGCAGAATATCTGGATGAACCGGCCATGGCTCTATGTGCGCGAGACGATCCAGCACTTCCATAAGAACTTCGGCGAGGAAGGTCTCTACAAGAAAATGCGGGATCTGCACCCGTACCTCATCGATATCGAGAACGTGGCGGCCAAGAAGAACCCTCGGCCACAGATCAACGATGTGTTTCAGGGGACGATGATCGGGCCATTCCTCGTGCTCGCTCCCTCGCGCAATCGCTATATCGAAATGATCCCCTTCATCGAAAAGACCCCTAAAAACTACAGCGCACCCGCCAGCCAGACCTTACTTGGCGGGCTCTTCGCCGAAGCGAAGAAGGCGGTCCAAGAGTTTATCGACGAGAAGTGGCACATCGAGACGCTCCCGGAGAATCCCCAACCACCAACGTCCTATTCGAACGAATCGTCGGTGATCCAGTACGGAATCATCGAGGGCAAGAATATCCTACTCACTGGAGACGCCGGGCCGGTTGCGCTCGCGGAGGCGGTGAACTATGCCGCTCAGCGGGGTCTTCAACGTCCTGATTTCATTCAGGTGCCGCATCATGGCAGCAGGCACAACGTCACGCCTACGGTCCTCAACGCGTGGCTCGGAGCTGCACAGGGAGAGAACGATCCCCGTCGCGGCGTTGCAATGGCCTCAGTCGGCACGAAAAAGCTAGACTATCCACGCGGGCAAGTAATCAACGCCTTTAAGAGGCGCGGTTACCCAATCTGGACCATGCGAGGAAAGGCGCTCTGCATGCCTTACAACCGGCAGCATCGTCCCGGTTGGTCCTCCTCTGAGCCAGAGGCATTCCGCACGAAAGTCGAGAAATGAAGATCAACCTCAGTATGCCGGATGCCTATTCGCTGCGCGCGCGTCTGATTCCGGCGATCATCGCAGGCGCGCCGGCATTCGCTCTGGCTGCAATCCTTGTGTCGTGGAGCTCGTTCAACTTTACACAGCTCGTCGCTGCCCTTGGCTTGACGGCTCTGTTTTCGGTGTTCTCAAACGTCGCACGCGTGCGCGGCAAAGCGATTGAAACAGGGATATTCGAGCGGATGGGTGGTATGCCGAGCACTGTCATGCTCCGACACCGCGACACAAGCTTCGACTCGGTCAGCAAAGGGAAAATGCACGCCTTCCTCGCCCAGAAGCTCAACGAACAGGCTCCCACAAAACAGCAAGAGGAAGCTGACGCTGCGTCGGCTGATGGCTTCTATGTTCGGGGCGGCAACTGGTTGCGTGAAAATACCCGCGACACGAAAAAGTTTCCGATCGTGTTCGGCGAAAACATCAATTACGGCTTTCACCGTAATCTACTTGGGTTGAGGGTGCCGGGCTTTGCGCTCAATGCATTGATCGTGATCCTCTGCGGTTCCTTGCTATACTTTCGCCTTCCAATCGATTTCTCACGCCGGTTCGATCAGGCGCTTCTTACCGTCCTCGGCGTCGCAGTTCTGCACGCGTTCTATCTCGCATTCTTTGTCAACGAGGCAAACGTCTTCCTGGCCGCGCGCCTCTATGCCCGCCAGCTTCTCCTCAGCATCGATAAGCTCGATAAGCCGGTAACACGGGCAGCGGCGGCGAGCCCGCGCAAGAAGAAAGACGCCTAACGACGCGCCCGCTTTGCAGGTGCCCTAGGCGGCTCGGTACAGGTGCCCGGCACACATAGGCAGATCAGGTTCGGCCGCCGCGTCGCGCCGGTCTCGATCCGGCAAGGTTGGCAGAAGAGCACTCTCCCAAGCGAGTGGATCGGCTTCTCGCGCGGCCAGACGAGATCGGGCAAGGACACGCGCTCGAAGTGGCGGCAGGCCCCGCACTTCACTTCGAGCAGCGTGAAGCCCGCCTGGATCGCCGCCGCGATGGTCGGTGAAGGATTGGCCTCGCCGCCCAGGAAGCGCCGCGCGTTCCACTCTTCGCAAGCCAGCCGGTGCGCGACATCATAGGCCGCGACCATCTTCTTCTCTAACTCGGCGTGCAGTTGTTCGGTGCGCGCAAGCTCCCGCGCGTAGTGCTTACGGTCGCCGCCTGAGAGCGGCATCATGCGGATGATGCGGGCCATGTGCCGATCCTACCGCCGGAAGAACGCGAGTCCCAGCCGCTAGGTTTCGTGGTTAATGCGCCGTCCAAATACAATGAGACCCGCTCGGGTCTCCCCGGCGGGTCTCTCAAAGCCGTGTCGCCCACGGCCCCCTTATCGTTCTCAAGGCATTTTTGCGGATCGCGGTCGTCGGAACGGTTGCGACACTGTTGCTTGCCGGGCGGGTACGAAGGCCGCCGTCAGAACGAGATCGGGTCTCGGATCAAGAAGTTCGATTTAAGGTAAGCATGAGAAGGGGTTTACTTCTTCATGACTGTGCTCCAAGTCAGTTGCGGAAGTCGTTCCGCCTCAACGGCGATGGCTTACAGTAGCGATTAGAAGGCCCGTGACATGCCCATTCGAGTAGCCCTTGCAACCGCCGCCGTGATCGCGACGGTCGTCTCCGCGCACGCGGCAAAGCGATTAGAAGTCGGGCAATCCGGCGTGCTGCACACGACCGCCTTGGCCTGCCCTACACTTGAAGGTTTGCAGGCCGTGTTGAATACGGCGAAGGCGGACTTTGATGCCGGTCTCGCGAAGGGCGCGGCCGAAGGATGCAAGTCCTACGGCAAGGGGCTGGATATCTTCGTTGTCGAAGTCCCCAACGCCTTCGTCGCCTGCGTTCGGCCGAAGGGAGAGAAGTCCTGCGTCTGGACGACGCAGGATCGCGTTCACGCAATCGACTGATTAGGCTCCGGGGCGAGCGGCGTATTCGAGCGCCGCCGCTCCGAGGTTCACGGCGAGAGCCGTCCCAACCACGTTGACAATGTTGTCCGGCGACATGGTGCCGCGACAACTCCGGATGGTACGACACGCTACAAGATCACAGAGGTTTTGGAATTTACACCGGCGGAACAGCGAATCGCGATGGAGTTGAAAGAGCCCGTGGCAAGCGACGCGGCGGGTCAGCCCAGCGGTGAAGAATCTCCCGGAAAAGACTCGGATTCTTGCCCGCATTGCCTATATTTCCCGGCATGCGATGGCGATCGAGTTCAATTGTACGCCCCGCATCCGGCTTCATCGAACCGTGCATCCCGACCGTGGCAAAGCTCGCTCCGGTGGGGCCGGATTGGGTCTACGAAATCAAGCACGACGGATACCGGCTCATGGTGCGTAAGCACGATGACCGTGTGCGTGTGTTCACTCGCCGAGGTGCCGATTGGACCGCACGCTTTCCACGGATCATCCAAGCTGCGCGGAAGATCAAGGCCACATCGTTCCTGCTCGATGGCGAGGGGATCGTCTACGACGGCAAAGGGATGCCAAACTTCGCGCTGTTGCACTCCCGAGAATACGACAACGAAGTTTCGCTCTGCGCGTTCGATCTGCTCGAATTAGCAGGGACCGAAGTACGCAAGCAGCCGCTCGATGAGCGTAAATCGCTGCTGGCTGATTTGCTCATGAAGGTAAAGGACGGCGTAGAGTTCAACGAACATATCGAGGGCGCTGGCCCGATGATCTTCGAGCACGCCTGCAAGCTCGGACATGAGGGCATCGTGGCAAAACGAAAAGACCTGCCGTACGAAAGCGGCAGGTCTCGTCGCTGGTTGAAGATCAAGAACCCGCACTCGCCCGCTGCCAAGCGCGTGGAAGATGGGAGCTTCTGATGAATCCTATGAGCACGTTCGACCCGCAACGCCCCTGCATGGTACATGACCGTCTCAACGATCAGACGATCGCGTGGAAGCCTGAGTGGGCCGACGACTATCGGCAGTATGGCGAGCCGTACGATAATCCAGACGTCATCTCTTGGGATGGGCTGCTGCTTGACGGGTGGTCGCCCAAACTTAGCTAAGTGGCGCGGGCTTTCCGAAAGCGACGATCACTTCCCATTCTGACTCAGAAACTTGTCGAACCGCTCGCCGATTCGATCCAGCGATCGCACCAACCGCTCTTCCAGGCGGTCGATCAAATGAATCGTCGCGTATTCCTGCGCGACCTTCTCGCGGAACTGAGCGAGATCACGTTCGATGGATGCGGCGAGGCGCTGCGCTTCGGCAGCGGCCATCTTCGCCTCATTAGCGATGGCCTGCCCCGCTTTCGCAGATGCCTCGTTCCTCGTGTGCAAGACCGCGTTGCGAATGAGCACGCCGATACCAGAACCGACGAGACCTACGATGCCGAGCACGACACCTTCTTCGAGAGTGATCATTGAGCTGAGGCCGATGCTTTGAGGCGCACATTGCGCACGTTGTTGCGAGAGACGCGGAGCCGCTTGTTCGCTTCCTTGCGGGCCGCTTCTTCGAGCTTCCATGCCACGCGCGCGTCCATGCCGGGCTTCACCTTCGGAGCGGGCACTTCGTCGAGAACGAGAGTCGACTCGTGCGGCACGGCGAAGTCGGGCGACGGCCTAGCGCTTTCCGTGGTCTTGCACGCCGCCAGTGAAATCGTCAGGAGTGAGCAAGCAAGCAGCGTTCGGGCGAGCCTTGAGGCGTTTTTCATAGTCATCGATTTCGTCCTGTGCTTCCAAGGCGCGCTGCGCCGCTTCGTCTCGCTGCTTGCTCGCGGTCTCGGCAGCATCGAGCGCCATTTCGAGGCTCGACTTCTGCCGTGCGATCACGTCGTCTCGCGCCGAAATCTGATCTCGAAGGATCTTTGCTTCAGTGCGGTTGTCGGCAGTTCTGAAGCCGAGCAGGAAGACGAGGGCCGCGAGGGCCACGATGAAGACGAGCTTCGCGGTCTTGGCGTAGCCGCCAAGCAGCGTGCTCACGATTGGCAGGTAGCCGACCCCTGCGGCCACGACGATCAGCAGCCCGAGGGCGGACAGCGCGATCTCGGAAGTCGCAGCCGCCCAAAGGAAGTCGCTAATCGCCGTGGACGCGAAGGCGTCCATGAACCACTGCTTGATCATTTCTTCTCCAACCAAATCCAGAGAGCGAGGCCGATCAGGATGAAGGTGCCCAGGGCGACGATCACCTTCCAATCCTGAAGCAGGCCCAGGAAGGAAGTGATGGACAGGCCGCCGAACAGGCCGGACGCCGCCGTGATCTTGCTCTTGATGAACGCCTTCAGCTTGCCGGGAGCGGTCGCACTCTCGTCACGAACATCGCTCTGCGGTTCGAGCGTGACCTGCTCTTCGCCGGACTCGTCGGAGTCGTGGCGCTCGCCGTCTTCCGGCGCCGCCATCAGCGCCACCGGATGGTACGGCAGCGCCGACGCCTTCAACTGATCGAGCGGGTACAGCGGATTGGTGTCGATCTTCCGACCGGGCGAGATCATCCAATGCGTGATGATGTCCTCGATCTTGAAGGTCTCCGCGAGCGCAGCGCAGAGGTCGGTGACAGCGGCGATCTGCTCGGGGCTGTAGTGCAGCCAGTAGCCCGCACCGTGCGCCGTGGTCTTCGCATACTCGACCTTCAAGGACGGGTCCTTGTTGGTGTCGATGGTGCAGATTTCGTTCTTGTAGACGCCGTCCGACACCTTCTGAAGCTTGCCGGGGTTGTCGATCTCGATGCCGACCGCGTAGCTGTTCATGAACTTCAGCCCCTTCCATTGGGACTGCCCGGCGTGCCACGCCACGACGTTGAACAGCACAAGCTGGGTGATCTTGCCCTGGCGGCTCACGACGACATGCGCCGAGACCTTCGCTGCCGGGTTGGTCAGCCACGAAATGTCGCCGTCGTCCTTGAGGCCCGACGCGGTGTCGTGGATGACGATGAAGCGCGGCTTCAGCGCGCCGCCATGGTTCGGGCTCTTCTTGAACGGCAGCGCTACGCCGTTCCGATAGCCCATTCCATTCTTGATGGTGATCGACATGGATGCCTCCGTTTGCTGAAGACATCATTGCCAATCGTTGCATTCCGCGCAGGGCCGTTCGAGTCGCCCTACTCCCCGCCGCCACCGCCCCAAAATTCGTCGCTTCCCTCGCCCGCAGTCTCGCAAGAGATGCGCGTCGTGAGGCCCTGATCGTTCAGCCGGTGCGTCGCCGACTTGATCGTGTAGCTGCCGTCGCAGTCGGGATCGAAGCCGATGGCCGTCAGACCCGCACCGGCGAACATCTCAGTGCGCCCCAGGAAGTTGGCGGCGAAGACCTTCTTGCCGCGAGCGAGCGCGCCCTTCGTTGCCTTGGCCTGCGCCTCCGCTTCTTCTTTCGTCTTGAAGAGCTTGCGGCTGCGATAGACCGGAGAGCCACCGCCTTCCTTCACCCACTCGCGCTCGCCCTTCTTGATGTTGTGCCACGCCGCCTCGACCGACTTGTAATCGCCGCGCGTCGAGCCGGTGCAATCCCAATCGGTGACGCCGACTTCGGTCAGCATGAAGACAGGGGCCGCGCCGCCGCTAGGAAGCACGCCAGAGCCCGCTTTGTTGAAGATGACCTTCTCGTCAGCCAGCTTGAAATTCGCGCCCACGCGGCCCGCCAAGCGCGTCAGGAAGTTCAGGTCGGACTCGCTCGACTGATCGATGTGGTCGATCTTGATCCCGCCGACCTCGCCGTTGACGATGGCCGACAGGCCGTTGCGACCGGCGATGTACTGAACGATGTCGTCCACGCTCTTCTCATGATAGGAGCGCGACTTCGGCGACTTGATCTCGGTCGTGAGACCGGCGGCCTTCGCCGTCACGGTCATGATTTTCGGCCGCCCCTTCTTCGTCCACGAGTCGATAAGGAAGGTGCCCATGTAGTTGACGCCGGTCTCTAAGAAGCCGAGCGAGACCTGAAGCTTCGAGCCCTTGCCGGGCGCGGGGATGTACTCGCGATTGTCGATCTCAAGCTCGCAGCTATCGGACTTCTTGCCCTCATTGTCCTGAACGGTCAGCGAGAGCAGCGGCCCGCCGCCCAGGACGCCGCCGGGGATGACATGGCCGCCGCCTTCCAAGGGCAGGCCGAAGGGTGCCGGGATCAGGTTGGCCGTGATGTCGCGACCGTCGAGCAGGATGCGTGCAGCGGGCGTCACGACCAAATCCTCGCGGCCGTCTTGGCCTTCTTCACGGTGAAGGCCGGGATGTTGATCGTCATCCCCTGGGGCAGCTTCGTCCCTGCCGCAGCGAGGCCGGGGTTGGCGCGCAGGATCGCCTCCGTCGCGCCATGCGTGACGCCGAAGCGACTGTAGGCGATCAGGTCAACCGTATCGCCTTCGATGGTCAGGTATTGCTCCATCAGACGTAAGCCTTCAGATCAATCGTGAACTCGATCTTACGAGGCGCGCCGTCTGACATCAGGGTCTCTTGGCCCTCCCTGATCTTCTCGATCACATAGTTCCCGAGATACCGGCCGAAGCCGGTGACAAGCGGGAGCGGCTGCCCAAGCCCGGCCTGCGCCCGCATCATATCGACCTGCCGCAACCCGCCGCGATAGTGCGGATAGATCACGCCATCGAGAGTGATCGTGTCCTCGCCGGGGCCGACGTACTGCGGAGCCGGGGCCATGCCGATGCGCTCCGTTGACGGCCAGCGCCATGCAGAGGTCCGGTCGAACTTCTGATAGGCGGCGTTGTTGATCGAGAAGCGGTACGCGCCCAGCGCGAGAAGAACGGTGCTCTGCATATCAATCGCTCAAGAGTCCACGCTGCTCGGACTCGAGCCGGGCGAAGGCCGCGTAGACCGCGTCTTCGGCCGCCCGCCGAACATCGTTGGGGTTGCCGCCGTTGACTTGGACGGTGATCTGCGCGGTGTTGCTGCGCGAGACCGTCGTGCTGTTCTCGCTCGAACTGGCGACCGCTGCCGCACCGTCAGCCGTCAGGCTGCGGAGCCTATTGTTCGGCTCGATGCGGCCGGGCATGCCGGGCACGAAAAGCTCGGGGCCTTGCTCGCCGACAAGATACGGCTTGCCGAAGCTCACGGGTCCGCCCTTTGCGCGAGCGCCAGCGATGGGCGCAGGGGCAGCGCCGCCCGCCGGGGCTCCCTTGCTGCCGCCACTGCTAAAGATGCCCTTGATCGCGCTGCCCAAGGACATCGCCTTGTCGATGGCGGTCCCGAAGAAACCAATGAGGCTTTGGATCGCGGAGATCACCGAGCGGACGCCCGAGGCCGCGACACCGCCAACCGTCTCGCCCCACTCGCGCCACTTCGCGTTGGTCGCATCGAGCGGCCCGAGCAACTGCGACATCCAATTGTAGACCGACGCCAAGCCATCGGCGATTGCCTTCACGGCCGGACCGGCGGGGCCGAGACCTTCCATGAAGCCCTTGCCGAACCCGGCGAAGAACTCCTTGACGCCCGCCCAATTGTTGTAGACCCACACGCTAAGGGCCGTCAGGGCGACGACCAGCGCCGTGATGATCAGGCCGACCGGGTTGGCGACAAGCGCCCACATGGCGAGGCCGATGGCGCGCAGAGCCGTCAGGGGGAAGAGCAGGATCGACCGCCCCAGGGCGAGCAGAGAGCCGCCCAGGGCCGACAGCGTCGCCCCTGCCCCAAGAGCCGTCAACATTCGGAAGCCCACTGCCATGGCCGCCAAGCGGCCTACAGCGGCAGCCCCGACGCCAGCGATCACACCGGCGAGCAGACGGAAGGGCAAGAGCATCCCGAGCACGGCGAAGTTCATGCCGCGCATGGCGAGCATCGCCACGCGGCCGAGCGCGCCCAGGACAAAGAGCAGCGGACCGGCTGCCGCACCGGCGGCGGCCAGATAGACGCCGGTCTTCAGCAAGGCCGGGTTCGAGTCCGAGAGCTTTTGCAGCGTGTCGGCGATCTTCGTAAAGGCGTTGGCGATGTCGTTGCCTACCGTCTCGACGATGGTGTTGCGGAACTTCTCCCATGCTGCGCCGAGCTTGAGCAGGACGGCGGGCAAGCCTTGGTTGGCGATCTTGTATTGCTTCTGCGAATAGCCTTCCGACTTCTCTTCGACCTCTTTGATCATCGCGGGCAGATCAGCCTTCAGCAACGCCATGTAACGCGAGATGTGGCGCGCTTCGAGAATCTGCGCGATGTCGCCGGTGGTCGCGACACCGTCGTCCATCTTCTTCTTCAGGTCGGTCATGAACTTCGTGATGTCCACCTTCGACCCGGCAGCCGCGACGGCGTCGTTCACGGATTCGGAAATCTTGTCGGCATCGACCGCCGACGAACTGCCGATCGCTCCCTGAACAGCCTTCGTGATCGCGGCCGACAACCCGGCGTGATCGCCCTTGTTGTTCTTGATCGCGTCGACGATCTGGCCCTTCACGCTGCTCGCGTCGATGCCATCGGCCTTCAGGTTCTCAAGGACCGTGTCGGCCGTGACGGGGCGCGCCTGGGTGTAATCGGACAGGTTCATGCCGATCCGGCTCAGCGCCTTCATGCCACCCTTCGGCATCTTGACGAGACGGACGATGGCAGAGCGAAGCGCGACGCCCGCTTCGGAGCCGAGCACACCGGCCTTCGCGAACGCCATAACCATCGCCGTGACGGAGTCGAGCGAGTTGCCGGTCGTCGCCGCGACGCCGCCCGCATACTTGAACGACTCCGAGATGTCCTTCATGGACGCGACCGTTGACACGGCGGCGTAAACCATGCGGTCCGTGACGACCTGCGAAGACTTCATCGCCTGCTCATAGGTCTTCATGGGCATGCGGAATTGCGTGATGGTCTTGCTCAACGACGCGCCGACATCGGCAGGCGTCATGTCGCCCGCCAGTGCAGACGCGGCCAAGACTTGTTCGAGCGCACCCTTGGCCTGCTCGAACGTGAAGCCAGCCTTCAGAAGCTCGGTCGCCGACTTCATGATGCCGGTCGCGCCACCGGCGTCATACCGACCGGCCATTTCCTGCGCCATCTTCGAAAGCTCGATGCGCTGTTCTTTGGTCGCTTCGCCCAACGCCTCGACCATGTTGCCAGCCTTGGCGAACTCGGCGGCATCCTTGATCATGCTCGCGCCGAACCACGCAGCGGGCGTCGTGACACCAAGGGTCGCGTTGCGACCATGCCGCTGGATCGCGGCCATGCGCTTCGACGTGTTGGCGAGATGATTGTTCACGGCCGCGAACGGCGCGTTCATTTTTGCAGCCATGCCAGCGAGCGAAGCTCCCAGGCTGTTGACCTGGGTCTTCGCTGCGTTGACTGCGGCGTTCAGGCTGGGGCTGACCTTGCCCCCGATATTGACGAATACGGAGAAGCCGGTCGCCATGTTACTTTGCCTTCATCGCCTTGTTGATGTCGGCCTGAAGCTTTGTCGCGTCTTCAAGCCAGCCGTAGAAATCGTCGAGGGACATTTCCTCGACTTCCGAGATCGAGAAGCCGCCTTTGGTCAGCCGAATGAGCGTCAAAATCCCCTTGCGGAGATCGCTTAGCTCGACTGACCCCCACGAAAAGCGTCGAGTTGCGCCCCCAGCTTCATGGCGTCGATCTCGTCAAGCTCCGCGATCACGTCCGGCGAGACGTTGCAGAGGTCGGCCAGAAGCAAGATGCCCTTGTCGGCATCGTGGCCCTTGAACTTGGCGGCCTTCAGCGAGTCCTTCGTCTTCGGACGGCGCATCGTCAGCGACGTGTAGTTCTTGCCATCCACGTCGAACGGAAAGTCGAGCGTGATTTCCGCCGACAGCCGCATGTCCTTCTTCACTTCATCAGTCACAGTCTAGTTCTCCCGCTTAGTTGTGGCCGACCCGCCGTAGCGAGGTCGGCCGTTGGTTGTGGTTGGTTACATGCCCATCGCGGTACGGATAGAGGCAAGCTGATCCACGCCGTTGACCACGCGGATCATGTTGTCGATGTCAATCTCGACGACGACGGTGTCCTGAATCTGAATCTTCAGATACCGGATGGACATCTCGGCTTCGTTCTGCGTCAGGTCGCCTGCTTTCCAGGTGCCCAGCGTGTTCTTCTTGAAGCCGCCGTGCAGATCGACGGTCATCGGGACCGCAGTCTCGCCGTCACGCTGAAGCGCGCCGCGAAGCTGGATACGGGCGGCGTTGCCGTCCATGTTGCCCCAAAGGCCGAGAATCTGGTTGGCATACTCGCCGAAGGTGAACTTGGCGCTCAGAGTCTCCAAGCCCATGTCCAACTCGACATTGCCGTCCATACCGCCGCCGCGATACTCTTCGGTCTTCACCGAAAGCTCGGGCAGTTCGACTTCGGAAATGCGTCCGGCATAGCCGACGCCGTTCACGAAGCTGTTGAAGTTGCGAAGTACGCGCGGGATCATCTTTCGTCCCCGTTATGCGAAGAGGTTGCGGATGTAGTCCGAGACGAGATGCGACCGGAAGGTCACGCGCTCGGCCGGGTACGGCGGGGTGAAGTCATACGAGAACGTCACATGACCCTGGGAGATGTCGGCTTCGGTGTTGAACTCGGGATCGACCCAGCAGTCACCACCGAGGATCGCACCGCGCACGCGAAGCTGGCGCATGTACGCCTTCACCGACGCAGTCACGTCCTCGAAATACTGCTTGGTGATCGAGCGATCCACCGCCCAGCGATGGGCCTTCGCGATGGAGATGTCGATCATGTCGCCGGTACGCGAGACAGACAGGAAGGCGAACTTCGGATCGGCCGAGCAGGTGCGGTTGCCCCACAAGTACCAACCTTCGTCGCGGATGAACGTCGCGATTTCATTCTCGTTGAGAATGTTGGCGCGGCTGTTCTTGTCGCCGTAGGCGTAGTCGATGGGACGACCGAGGCCGCCGATACCATAGACCTCCTTGTTCGAGGGGGACTCCCAAAAGCCCTTCTCGTTGTCCACGCGCGAGATCAGGCCAGCCACTCGGGCCGACGACCGTTCAAGCGCGTAAGTGTTGGTCTTCACGGACCAGCCGGACACGGTCGGATCGACGATGAAGACGCGGCGCGTGCCGTGGTCCTGCCGATAGGCGAACGCGGCGGCATCGGTGGTTGAGGGACCATCGGCGATGATGTGCGCCTTGAAGCCATCGGCCAGCGACTTCAGTTCGTTGACGACCGGGTTCGCCGATGCGCCGATCTGAATGGTCACGGTCGCGCCGTTGCCGTCGCCGTTGATGGTCGCGGTCAGCGGCGAGACGATGCCGTAGCCGAGCGAGTCGAACTCAAGGCCGGTGATCTTGCCGCCGGTGATGATCGGCTTTGCGGTCGGGAGCACCGCACCCGCACCGCCGCCCGTGAAGGCCACGGTCGCCTGGGTGTAGCCGTCGCCCTGCGCGGTGACGGTGTGACCGGCGACGCCGAGCGGACGCTGATGCGTGAAGCCGGGCGCGATCAGGATCATCGGGGACACACCACACTCGGCTTCGGCTGCACGGAAGCAGTGAATGCCGGTGAATGCGCCGGTGACGGCATCGACACCGCCGATAACCTTCGAAAGCTGTTCGTTCTCGTCCACGTCGTCTTCGACGCGGACCACGACGATGAGCGCACCGCCCTGATCGTAAATCGAGTCGATGGCTTGCGGCAGCGTGCCAGCAGCGCCGATCATAGCCGCCGCCTGACGACGGTTGACGAGCACGGGGGTATTGAGGGGGAACGCCACATCGTTTGCGGCGGGAGCGGTGCCGATCAATCCGATGACGGACGAGCGGACGGTCTGGATCGGCCGGGGGCCGCTATCGACGACGACAGTCTCGACGCCGTGAAGGAAATCGGTAAGGGACATCTGTTCTCTCAATCCTCAGTATTGGGATTGAGCGTACCCTACCGATCACCCTGCCCGGCGTCGGGACCGTTTCGGTATCCCTTCAGAAGGTCTGCGCGAGCAGGAAAAGCGCACGCAACTCTTCAGTGCTCTTGTTCAACTGCTCGGCCGCTCCGACGACGAAGGGGTGCGTGCTTTCGAACTCGGTCGTCCACTGCCAACTGTCCTGCACGTCGCGCGATTGCGAGGCAACGTACTCTTCGATGTCGTCACGCAGCCCGGTTGCGTTCATTGCCAGCCGGAGTTGGCGTGCGCTCGCCTTCAGAACGGCCGGTTGCGTGATGACGACTTGCTTCACCACGCCGTCAACGCGCTCGATGTTACCGCTCACGACTTCCTCGCCAGCGGGCACCATCGCCGGTGACAGCTTGAAGATGCCGATCTGTGCAAGCTCTTCGTCGGGCCAAAGCTCGACAACTTGCCAGCCGTGTTGCACGTCGCCGACAGTGAACGACTGCCCGATGGCAAGCTGGGTGAAGGTCCCGACCGGGGACTCCTGAACGACGATGCTATTCACTGATGCTCCGATCAATTAGGTCCAAGACATGGTTGCAGATGCGTTCGCGCCGCCAGTTGCGGGCGGGCTGTAGACGTAGAAGCGGCTGGGTCCGCCCCCGCCGCCGGTAATGAGCGCGTAGCTCGACCCTGCCACCGGAGCGCCGGGGTCAAACCAATTCCACGTCCTACTGACGAAGCCGCCGCGACCGCCATTGCCGCCGTAGTATCCGACAATAGGGCCTGCGCCCGAGCCCCCCGCGTTGCCGCCGCCGGTAGTATTGGTGGTGCCACCGCTGGCGGTGCCCGGCGATCCGTTCGCGCCGTTCGCCTGATAGTTGAAGTTGCCGTTGCCGCCGCCGGTGCCGCCGTTGGCGATAAGGGTGACCGCCGGTGCCGCAAAGTAGCTCTGCCCGCCAGTGCCGCCCCACTCTTCGTTGGGTCCGGTTGAAGTGTCGGTGTCGAGCATGTTGCCGCCACCACCACCCGCCCCCCAAATTTGCATCGTGAGCGTCTTGTAGACGGGGATCACAACACTTCGCGATCCCGCTCCCCAGCTTTGAGAGCCAGGCACGGAAGGCGGTTCGAGACCGCCCACCCGAATGCGACTGAGGAAGGGCAACAACATTAGGTAACCTTCCAACCTGCACCAAGCCATTGGGCATAGAGCGAATTGTAGACACCCGTGAAAACGAGCGCCCAACCGTTCGCCGCAGTCGCCACCGTGGGCGCGGTGCCATTCGGAAAGCGGATGTTGCTGTTCCAGCTTAAGGTCCGGCCACCCGTCGCATCTTGGACGAACGCTACGTCAACGTTCTGACCATCTTTCGCGTTGATGAAGCTGACCGCGACGTTGCCCGTGAGAACTACGCGAAAGCGCGATCCGATATTGCAGTCGATCTGCAAAGTGCCAGAGCCGCTGTTGCCCAGGTCAACGAACCCCGCCGCCTGCCACGCCTTGTCGGTCGTGACAACGCCCTGCCCCGTGCCGGAGCGGAGATCGGCCAGCACCACGCCATTGGCGATTGCGATGTTGCCGAGCCCCAGGTTGGCGCGGCCGTTCGCTTGCGAGGTCGCGTCCAAGCCCTGCGCAGCCGTGTCGACTCGCAGGCGCTTCGCGAGCGAGTCGAGGATCGCGTTGATCTGCGTCATGTCGGTAAGCTTCGCAGCGATCTCGACAAGCGTGTCATAAGCCGGATCGACACCGGCCTTCAGGTTGTTGATCGCCGTCGTGATCGCCGCCCCGTACTCGCCGACGATGGTCGTGTGAAGCGCCGTCGTGACAGACGTGATCATGTCCTTCACGCGCTTCACAACCGGCACCGCGTCCGTGGCCGTGCCGCCGGTTGCTTCGGCATCCGTGGCGAGGCGGACGCCGCCAAGCTCGGTCTCGGTCGCGGGCTCAACGCCCATCGAGTCCAAGTCTTCGCTGATCGCTGCGAGAGCGTCGCGAATACGTTGCGCGTCTTCACGCGCAACGTTGTCGGGGTGCGGGAGCGGATAACCGCGCGTCGTGATGTCGTTCGGCATAGCCTATTAACCCGTGGTGGACTTGACTGCGACGGCGCGGATGTTGCGAGCGTTCGAGCGAGCGGCGGGTCCGCCACCGATCTTCACGTAGGCTCGCGACACCGCCAGATTGACGTGGTCGAGCATGTACTGGCGCTCTTCCCAGCCGTCGCCGAGCGGCGTGGCCTTTTCGAGCGTCAGCGCATTCGATGCCGACCACACCGGCAGGCCAGCGTTGACGCCGGTCTGGATTTTCGCCTCGATGGTCGAGTTGCCGGGCAGGTAAACGTCGAGGATCAACCGGACCTTCGAGTCAGTGCCCGCCTCGAAGGCGCGCGTGATGTAGTCGCCGGTCGGCTGGATCGCGCCAGCGACGACCTGAACGTAGGGCAGCATGATCGGCCAGAGGTTCGCCGAGCCCTTGACGCGGAGACGGACCTTCAGCGTGCCGGTGATGGCCTGGGGCAGCGAGACGTTCACGGCCGGGGCCGTCACATACTTCGACCCATCGGGGGCCTCGAACTCGATCTCGATAGCCGTGCCTTCGGGGCGCTCGGCCGCGAGCAGCGGCATCAGGTCCGAGCAGGACACGACCGGCAGATCGCCGACTTCGATGGTCTTCACGGCCTGCGCGAACTTGGCGCAGCGCAGACGGAAGCCGAGCGAGCGGCCGGGCTTCGGCAGCCAGGTACGCGAGTCCGAGCCGTCGAGGAAGGTGCCCAGCGGGAAGGCGTTGGAAGTCACCCAGCCGTTGATCTGATCGAAGCCGCCCAGGTCGGCGATAGCGACCGAGTGCGTCGGGTCTTCGGTCAGAAGCGTGATCGCGTAGCTGCGATCCTCGCGCAGCGTGACGGGGCGTTCGAACGCGGCGAAGGTCCAATCGCTTTCGACGCGCGGAGCGACCGAGAGCGGGTCGATCACCTTGACGGTGTTCATGTCAAGGATGCACTCCGCGACAACGCGCTCGGTCGGAAGGCCAAGCTCGACCTCACGGATTTGGACCCGTACCGGCTTGCTCTTGTCGCCGACCTTGGTGAACTTCACGTCCACGCCGAGCGCCTGCCGGGGCTCGCTCAGACGGAAGGTCTGCGCAAGCGGATCGGCGCTGTACCAATAGGTGGTGACGACGGTGCGTTCGTTGGTGACGGTGGTCAGCCAGCCATAGGCCGTATAGAGCGCGTTGGCGGACGAACCGCCCATGCCCTCGAAGGCGACGTGCTTCACGCCGACCGGCACGTTCGCCGGAATCTGGAACGCCGAAGTCAGCGTGCCGTTTTCGTCGGCGCGGATCGTACCCGCCGGGGTCACGTCGATGTCGTCGAACGTCACCTTCTTCAGGACTTCGTTATAGCCCCACTTGTGGATCGTGAAGCCGACCGACCGCTGGCGGATGGTCTCTTCTGCCGTCGTCGCGCTGTTGACGATGCGGTCCGTGGTCTCGGTGGTGGTGCCGATCAGCGGGCCAGCGGCGAAGTTGGTGCGCTGCCACGCCACGCGCGACGTGAAGACCGAGGTCCAAACGTCCTGCGTGTCGGTCCAAAGATCGACGGACGGGTTGAGCGCGACATCGGTCGCCGGGGGACCGAACGAGGCGTAGGGGTTGATCTTCGACTCGCCGGTGATCTGGCGCTGCTCGAACACGTTGTCGAACGTGTAGGTAAGCGCCGTGTCGGCGGGCATCGTCGTGACGGTCGGAATGATCGGCAGCCAGAGCAGACCGCCGAAGATCGCGCCGGTCTGCGGGAGGCCCTGATCGCGCATGTCGTCGTCGAGCAGCGGATCGACGAACACGCCGCGCTTCGAGGCGACTTCCTTGCGGTCCACGTCACGTTGAAGCCGCTCTTCCGCGACCAGCGCGTAGAGGTCGCTGACCATCGTTTCGAGGCTGCGCAGATCAGCGAACGGCATGCGGACAGTCGCGACCTGCTTGATGGTCGGGACAAGACCCCAATTGTTGTAGACATCGGCGAGCTTGTGCAGCGTCGGCGCGACGGTCGTCGGCTGCGGCGCGTAGAGCGAGCTAATGCCCTTCAGGTAGGAGATCGCGCCTTGCTGATCGACCACGATGGCGTCATAGCGCGGCAGCTTGGTCTCGTACTTGATGAAGGCGGTCGTGTCGTCGGCAGCGCCGGTGATGTTGAAGCCATCGCGCGTGATGTTGGTCGGCTCGGCGTTGGTCAGGTAGCGATACGTGACCTGATAGGTCGAGCCGGGCGCGACCTCTGCACCGCTCGGCGACCAATCGACGGCCGCGCCGGTCAGCTTGTAGTCGGCAGTGGGCGCGTAGACGGTCGCGCCCTGCTTGACCTCACGGATCGAGAGCACGGTCGGATCGGGCAGCGTGTCCGACACGCCGGTATAGGTGCCGTGGGTCAGCGTCACCGTCTTCTCGGCGATGATCGTGACTTCCTTGATCGAGGCGATGGGGGCGAAGCGGACCTTGATCGTCTGCGTGCCGGAATTGACGGCGTGCGGTTCGTCGTCGAGCAGCATGATCTCGGGCTCTTCCGTCACGCGCAGGCGCGCGGAGGCAGGCCGGGTTCGCTTGTAGCCCCAAACGTTGATGGTGCCTTCCGAGATCGTGAAGTTCTGCTTGCCGTTCTCGTCGAGCCCCAGGGCCTTGACGTTGAAGCCCTCCACGACATAGCCGCCGTGCGCCTCGCGGTCATAGCGCGCGAGCAGGTTCGCCCAGGCGTCGTCCATGCCCGGTTCGTTCGGCGTGTCAATCGTGCCGTCCTTGACGGTATAGATCGGGAAGAAGTCGCCTTCCTCGCCGTCGCCCTCGAAGCCCCAGCGACCGAGCATCGCCAACGCCGAAGCGCCGGGCTCGCCCTGCGCGCGCGTACCGGGGGCCTGCCCCTTCAGGGTCGGGTCCTGCTCATAGGTCACGGTGAAGGTGCGCAGGCGAATGCCAATGACGACCGTACCGACCGCCGAGATGACGAGATTGCGGGCTTCGATGTCATGCACCGCGCCGCGAATGTAGACCTTGGCCGCCGCCAACTGCGCCTCGACGGTCGCGTTGATGATCGGCCCGAGCACGATGGCACCGCCGCTGACCAGCGATCCATCGCGCCAGAACGCATCGGCGACACCCTTCAGGCGGTTCGCTTCGATGTCCTGAATGATGTTGATTTCGTTCGAGGTCAGGAAGCGGTCGTAGTGCGCAGCGAGACGCTGATAGCCCTTCGTTTTGTCGAAGGTGTTGATGTAGGCCGGAAGTTGGTCGCGAGCGTCTGCCATTAGATCACCAGAACGTATGAGAATCCCTGCCGCTCACTCGGGGAGCGAACCTTGCCCGCGAAGCGGTCGAGCAGGAGCAAGTATCCCGGTTCGGCGACCTGATCGGGAGTCAAGTACAGTTGCCCTTCAGGCACCCCGGCCTTGCGCGTGCCGTCCACGAAGATGCCGACCTCGCGGATCGTTTGATCGGCCGCTTCGAGGTAGTCGAAGAGCACGCTGCAATAGAGGTAGCGCGTCGCGGTGGTCGAGATCGTCCACCGCGCGCCGCCGGGCGTGCTGATGTTGCCGTTGTCGTCGGGAACGACGAACTCGACCGTCGAAGCGATGCGCCGACCCACTTCGTTGACCAAAGCGGTCTCGCCCGATCCCAGGGCGGGCGTGCCGTACTGAACCTGCGCCTGGACGGTTGCGCCGGGCGCGATTTGGCCGCCGTTGACCCGCGTTACCGCGCCGGTATTGGCATTGAACGTGAAGTCGCGCGGCGCCTCATAGGTCAGCGCGTTGCCGGTGTCCTTCAACGTGAGCGCAGAGATCGGAGTGTGATCGAGCGTGAAGCGCTCGGGCGATCCCGAGAACGTCTCATTCTTGATCTCCGTCTGACCCCACCATGCGTCGCCTCGCCCCCAGGCGAAGAACATCGTGCGAGCTTTCAGCGCGGCGGCGAGACCTTCGCGCCCGCTATTAACCAGAAGTGCCATCGGGTCCTCCGTAAATCGTGAACTGTTCAATGTTGGAATAGGTGACGCTCGGCCACGGCGCGCGCGGCCACGGCATCAGAACGTCCTTTGCGAAGTCGATCTGTTCGCCCAAGAGCGAAGCCTGAATGGCAACCACGGAAGGCTCGACAACTTCGCCGTCGAGCATCGAGCGGTCGAGCACGAAGCCTTCCTCGAAGCGCGCGACGCCTTCGACCGACGTGAAAACACCGCCGTCCATCTCGACGTTGAAACTAATCTCTTCGCCGTGCCGCGCCCCAAAAGAGAGCTTCGGCTTGATGCCCGGCAGATACACGCCGGACCAATCGTCGAGCATCGCGCCGTCGAGACGCATCATGTCGAGCCGAATCGGCCGGATATCATAGCCGCCATAGATGCGGCCCAGGACGCTCGACGCCTTCTTCGAGAGGTTCGCCAGCCCGATCAGGTTGAGCAGCGTGTCTTGGTCGGGGCGCTCCGTGAGACCGATCTGGAACAGGCCCCAGCGCACGGCCTCGTGGTCGCCGCGCTCATAGAAGCCGTCGAGACCGAGCCAATCGAAGACGATCTCATAGGCTTCCACGCGCCCACGGAGCGTCTGCCATCGCTTGCCTTCCTTGTAGAGGCGCTGATGGTCGTTGACGAACTCGGCCGCGTCTTCGAGCCCCCAATGGCGCAGCAACCACGGCAGAACGTCTTCGGGGATCACGTCGAGATAGCGCACGTCGATGATCGACTGCACCAACGCGGCGTAGCGCGAGCGCGAGTCGATGGTCTGCACAACGGACCGCTGAAGCGGCGTCGTGTTGCGCGGGACGATGTCGATCAGCTCGGTCATCAGTAGGACCGACCCTTGAAGTTGAGCTTGACCGTGCCGAGCGCCACGGCCTCATTCGGCTCCGCTCGCGTGTAGTCGTCGGCTGCGGGCGTGATCATGACGATCCGCCGGACGCCGGACGTGCGCAGGGCCGCGATCACGAAGTCGGCGGTGAAGTCCCAGCCCAGGCGGCGAGCGGCGGCGAACTCGGCCTTGAGCCGGTCTTCCGCCGCCTGCATCTCGGTGACGGGCGCTTCAGGAAGAAGCCAAATGTCGGCCTCCACGTTCACAACGCGGATCACCGCCGGGATGACCTCGACATGGTCGTTGTCGCCCAGGACAAGCGGATCGTTCAGCGCGGCGGTCACGACCGCGAGCAGATCGTCGCTCGGGACGCCGTTGCCTTCGGTGGACAGGATCGAGACCTTGACCCCGCCCATGGCATCGCCCGTAACGCCCACGTCGGCCACACGGAGCGGGTCTGCGGCGAAGGCGTACCTTTTGTACCAATTGTCGGTGAAGCCGCCCTGACCCTTCTTACGCTCACGCAGACGCCGTCGCAGATCGTCGATGGTCTCGCCATCGGCCTGGGTCATGCCCCAATCGCTGGCCTGCGCGATCAGGTCCGCGCCCTGTCCGAAGTCGAGTAAGGTCGCTCGGAACGTGTCGTTCAGAGACGTGACATAGAGCAGATCGCCATAGGCAGCATGGCGACAGAAATTGTTGATCGGGTCCGACCGCAGCATGTAGGTGTCCCAATCAAGACCGGCAGTCTCAAGCAGGCCACGCATCTGCGCAACGCGAGCGTCAAACAATGCCTGGAACGCGGGCTCGCGCTCGATGACGGGCAGCGGCAGGTTCGGGAGCGGCGCGTCCATCAGACGTAGCTCCCGACGACAAGGTTGTCAGAAAGGACCACGCGGCCACGCGCATCTCGGGCCTCCGAATAGTCGCCGAGATGGCCTCGCGGGTAATAGATGCCTTCGATGTCGAATTGGGCGTTGCCCTGATCGGTCATGTCGGCAAGCTCCATCTGAATGATGCGGAAGCGCGGCTCTTCGGCCATCAAGGATTCGGGGCTCTTCCGATTGATCGCTTCCGGCACGGCCGCGTAAAAGTCGATCAGCGTCACCGGCGACACGGCATGGTCAACAAGGCGCGGCATCTTCGAGCCGAAATCGCGGGCCATAACGAGCGACTTCAGCGAAGTGCTCAGAATGGTCGCAATCGACTGCCAGACATCGTCGATGCCTTCGAGAGGCTTGCCGGTGTTGAGGTCAATGGTCGCCATAAGGCGCACCGTGCCGCGTAGGCACGGCCGCTTACAGCCTGATCCGGTCGCCTATTGTCAGCCCTTCTTCGCGAAGGTCCTGAGCGCCGGGATGTCGCTGACGACTTCGACCTTATCTTGCGGGCGCTCGCTAGTATCTTCGAGGCCCAGGAAGGTCGCGGCGGCGACTGCGAACACGTCGGCCTCATGGAGAGACTGCCCGGTCTTCGTCTTGATAGTGTCTTCCGCCTCGATCTCGGCGTTCTCTTCCATTTCGACCTTGAAGTTCTTCGCCGTGAACGTGATCGTGCCGTCCTTCATGACCATCTTGCAGCCCGAGCCTTCGAGCGTGATCGAACCCTTGTTCTTGATGCCCTTGATCAGCCAATCGCCCGTGTTGCGGTCATAGCTGATCTCGCCAAGGATTTCGTCCTCGCCTTCCTCGCCCTCGCCGCCTTCCTCGCCGCCGCCTTCGCCCTCGCCGCCTTCGCCACCCTCGCCGTCGTTGCTCTTCGGCTTGTTGAAGATTTTGCGCCAGACGCCCGCCTTGTCGGTCGTTTCCTTCTCGTCTTCGTTCTCAGGCGTGTACGTGCCCGCCGGATAGACCTGCGCAGTCGCAAGCTCGCCGCCTTCGGCAAGCAGCACGACCTTCTCGCCCTTCTCAAGGAAGTGCGTCTCGCGGTCGCCCTTCGCGCGCATGCCGCCAGCCGGGAGCCAATCCGTGATGTTGTGATTGTCTTCGTCGTTCTCGTCACCGATCAGGACGCGGTAGGCCGGGGGCTGCCGCTTGTAGTCCACTTCCTTGATCTTGCCGAACTTGACGACATCCTGCGCGCGCCGGTCGATGTCCGACGCTTCGGGGTCAGCAACGCCGCCGGTGCTCGCGGGATCGCGGAGAAACTTGACCATGATTACCTGCCCGCCAGAAAGTCCGCCATGTCGGCGTCGAGATTGTCGGCCGTCGCGCGCGGACGCCATGCGGTCCGATAGATGACCTGCCAAACGAGGCCGATAGCGCCAATGGGCCGCTTGACCTGCTCGGTGATCACGTCGATGTCGGACTCGAGCAGGCGCAGGCGAGCGGACTCGAATCCGGGGATCACGAAGCCCTCGAACGCGGCTTCCATCTGCTCTGCGATGTCGTCGAGCTTGTCGTCAACGGTCTCGCCGCCGAGCAGCATCGCTTCCGTGACAAGCGTCAACTCGCGCTCGATATAGGTCGCGTCGCCCTCGACCCCGTAGTCCTTCTCGGGGTTGTACTTCTCCATGCGCGCGTAGACGAGAATGGCCGGGCCATCCTCTTTCAACTCTTCCTCGCTCACGGGAGCCATGCGGCTCGCATACACGCGGCTCTGCGCGTCCGTGCGGTACGCGCCGTCAACGCTATCAGCAAGCCGGGTTCGGAATGCGTCGCGGATGCGCTTGCGAGGATGGGCCATGTCAGTCGTTCGCCATGAGCAAGAGCAAGGTCAGGCCGGTGCCGTCCGGTCGCTTGTCCTCGATCCGATATTCTTGGCCCTTGATCGTCAGCTTCTCGCCCTTGCGACCGCCCTTATTCAGGTCGGACGTGCGGCAGAGAAACGTCGGGCCGGTTGACGTGACGCTCGCGCCCATCTGCATCTGAAATTGCGTCCCGTTCCAACGGTTCGGATTCCAGTTGCTTCCTTCGTCGTCGAACTGGCCGGGGATGTCCTTCGGCTCGACGGCTGGATCGCGGCTCACATAAGACGCCTCAACCCCGAACTCTTCGGGGTTGAGGAAGATCAGGAGATCGTTGTCGGTCTCGACCGGCATCACACGCCCGAAGCGCGCAAAGCCAGAGCAGCGTCGATTTCGGCGTCGGTGACATCGAACCCGACGATCTCTTCAATCGGCTTCTGCTTCGGCTTGCCCTGACGAGCGCCGGACTTGAAGAAGTCCTTCTTTTCGTCGAGCAGGTCGATGGCGGACGCGATGTCCACGACGCGAGTGCTCGCGCCGTCCGTCTGATGCGAGGCGGGAGGGACTTCATCAGCGGACGGCGCGTCGCCGGGGGCATCACCGGCGGACTCGGAGCCAGCGAGCGTGCTGGCCGAATCCAGAGCGATCTCGGCCACGGCCGAGACGACACCTTCAGCGAGCTTGACGCGAGCAGGCCCGAGGGCTTTCGCTTCATTCTCGCTCATTTCGATGGGCGTGCCGGGCGGAATATACCTCCCGTCACGCTTGATCGTTACGAGGCCGCGATACAACGGCATCTTACTTCACCTTTGCGCCCAAGGTGCCGTTCACGCGGTAGGGCGCGATCAGCGGGGCGGACTGGCCGAGGATGTACCGCACGGACGGGTCCTCTTCCTCCCAGGACTTCACGAAGAAGTCGCGGGCCTGGATACCGGCCTTCAGGTCCATGATCGCGCCGAAGTGACGGACGCCCTCGATCTCGCGCGAAGCCATGACGACTTCACCGGCCGGGAGCACTTCCTTTTCCAACCCGTCGAGCGGATCGATGTACTTGTCGGCGTGGACCCACAGGCGATAGTCGCCGAACACGGCAACCAGACGCACGCCGGGGGTGATCAGGATCGGGCCGAGAGAGGCACGGGCCGACTCCAGCGTTTCCTTGGTCGTGTCGATCTGAAGGCGCATCGCCCGGCCGACTGCGTCGGTGTCGGGGGTCGCCATCTTCTCGCGCACGGTCTTCCACACGTCGCTCGCCATGAACACGTCACGGCAGGTCAGCGCGGAGGCGTCGAAGATCATCTGACCCCAATCTTCGATGTCGTTAAGCGGGTTGACAGCGGCGTTGTCCCACTTGTCGGGGCCCGTCAGGACGATGCTCAGTTCGGCTTCGCGCTCGAAGTCCACGACCTGCTCGGGATAGTCCTCGCCCTTCAGAACGAGCTTGCCGGTGCGCAGAACTTCGGCCGACATGACTTCGAGGCGGCGAATCCACATCTCCAACTGCTCGTTGACCGCGAAGCCGACCGACGCCTGAAGGCGCTGCTCGGGGGTCAGCGTGCCGCCGATCTTCTCGCCCGCACGGCGCTTGAACTGGCCGGACGGCTTGAAGACGCGCTTGTCCTTGATGTAGGCGGGCGCGAGCGACTGAGTCTTGTAGCCAGCTTCGCGGATCACCTTGCCCGCGACGACGGGCGAGACGAGCGGCGAGATCAGGCGGCGGCCCTTCACCTTGTCGAACTTGACATCTTCGGTGTCAGAGGTCTCGACGGTGGTGAAGAAGGTGTTGAGGAAGAACGCCGGGTTGAGCGGCAGTTCCTCGACAACACGGTTGAGGGCGGTGGTCGAAAAGAGGTCCATAGTAGGGCTTCCCGTTGCTTTCTTCGAGGTTGTCTCGGTTAGCCCATCGGCTTAACGAGCCAGATCGACTTCGTGCGGAAGACCGCATCCACCGATCCGAGGGTGTGTCCGGCACCGAGGATCAGCTTGTCCTGATCGACTTCGCCAGCGATGTAGACGATGGCCTCCACGTCAGCGGCGGTCGCATCGACCGACTCACTCAGGATCGCATCGGGGACCTGCGAACCATCGTTCGCGGCCAGGATGGACTTCAGGTACTTCTTGTCGGCCGTGACCTGACCGAGCACAGTACCCTCGCCGAGCACGCCTGCGCCCGACTTGATCGTCACCTTGCGCGCGCGGTGATGACCGAGCATGAGCATGCTCGGGACGTATGCGCCTTCGTTCTCAAACTTCGCCACGTTGAGGCTCCTTACTTGCCGGTCGCGAGCTTCATCGCGCCGAGAATTGCGTTAGCGGCGGCTTCGTCGCCCTGCGCCTGTTCCTGACCGGCAGACGGAGCGACGCCAGCGTTGGCTTCGGTGTCCGACTTGATGTCAGCGGCGCGCTCGGTGCGCTTGGCCTTTTCAGCGGCTACGATCATGGCCGAGAACTCATGAGCCGAAGAGCCCGTTTCGATAGCCTTTGCGGCAGCGGCCTCGTAACCCGGCAGGGTCAGGCCCATGATCTCGGTGACGCGCTTGCGCTCGACAACGACGGGATCGCTGGCGGCTGCGGCTGCGGCTGCGGCGGCTTCCTCTTCGGCTTTCGCCTTGGCGTCGGCATCCGCCTTTGCCTTGGCATCGATCTCGGCCTGCATTTCAGCGCGAACCTGCGCTGCGAACGCAGCCTTCTCTTCTTCGGTCATCTCGACTTCTCCACTTTGGCCGTGCGCGGCCGGGTTAAAACCGAAGGAAGCCTTCGGACTTTCGCCGCGAGCCAAGCTCGCGAGAACCTGTTCGAACGTCGCGACGCCATCGGCCATCCCGGCATCCACCGCCGCCTTGCCGATCAGGACATCGCCCTGCCCGAAATGTTCGAGTGCATGTTCGACGCTCACGCCGCGATACTTCGCGACCGTCTCGACGAACACGGCGGCCATTGCGTCAACGCGCGCTTGCACGCGGTCGCGGCCTTCCTGGGTGTTGATGTCCACGCGCTTGTAGGGCGACTGCGAAGACACAAACTCGATGGTCTTGATGCCGCGCGCCGCATCTTGCGCGGAAGTGTCTCTGTAGCCCGCGACGACGCCCATCGAACCGAGCGCAGCGGTCGGCCCGATCAGGAACTCGTCCGACGCGGTGCCCAACCAGAACGCAGCGGAGGCCGCCTGATCGCCCGCATAGGAGAGGATGCGCTTACGGCCGCGCACTTCGTTGATGGCCGTGGCAAGCTCCGCAACGCCAGCGGCTTCGCCCCCAGGCGAATGGATGTTGAGCAGGATCGCAGTGATCGAAGCGTTGTCCATTGCGGCCTGAAGGTCGCGACGCACCGTCTCGTAAGCAGTCGCGCCGCAGAACGTCGTCATGAGGTTCGCGCGCTTGAACAGAGGGCCAGCCACGTCGATCACGGCGACGTTGCCGCGCCGGGTCGCACGGTCCGCGCGCTCAAGCTCTTGGCCGCGATAGGCTTCGAGCATCTGCGGCGTGATTTGGTTCTCGCGCGCGGCGATCTCCATGATCTGGCGCAGAGCGACTTCTTCCATGGCCCAATTCGCCGTGAGAGCGGCGTCGAAGATCAGCGGGTTGCGAACGTTGACGGTCATTGCTTCTTCTCGGGCTTCTTCGGCGTCGGGGTCTCTTCGTCGTCTTCGCGGTTCTCGCTCACGTCTTCCTTGACTTGCGAGCCCATGCCGGACGGCGCGAGGATTTCGGGTTCGAGCTTCGCAGCCGCGCGGGCCTGATGCTCGCGGGCGCGCTGCGCCGTGGTCTGCTCGAAGTCGTCGCCACCGCGCTCGATGATGACCTGCTCGATGGTGCGTGCGCCCAGGCCGACCGCTTCAGTCTCGGCCTTCCATTCCTTGAGCGGGTCGAGGATGATCCGCGCGGGGCCGATCCACTGAGCGCCGAGCCAAGCTGCACGCTTCACGGGATCGTTGAAGAAGCCGGGAGCCTCAATCAGGCCAGCGTTGATCGCGTCGGTCAGGAACCACTCGTAAACGGGGACGCAGAGGTTGCGGACGAGCCAAATGCGGCGGTCGCGGAAGAACTGCGCGGCCATCTCAAGCGACGCCCTCGACGCGCTGTAGCTCGCCGTGAAGTGCATCATGAGCAGTTCGAACGGGATCGACAGCGCGACGCCAATCTGCCTCACGACGGATTGGAAGAACGGATCGAAGTTCGCGGTGTTCGCAGGCTGCGCCGTCTGAATCTCTTCGTCGGTGCCGATGTCAACGATAGTGCCAGGTCCCATCGTGACATCGTTCGCGCCCATGCCGGGATACGCGCCCTGAATGGCCGGTGCGATCCCATCGTCGCCCTGGGTCTTCAGGAAGACAGTGAAGAACGAAGACACGACGGCCTTCATCAACTCGGCTTCGCTGTAGCGGTCGAGTTGCTTCAGGATTTCGATGACGGGGGCAAGCTGCGGAATGCCACGGTTCAGGCCGGGGCGCATGCGCTCGAAGATATGGAGCACCATCTGCTCGCCGGACTTCTTGCCGAAGGCCGGGACTTCCGTGAAGCCGTTGATCGTGTACGTGACGCGCTCGCCGGGGTGCTCATTGAGCACAAAGTAGCTGACCGGCGCGCCGTCTTCGTCGATCTTGACACCGTCGCGGATCAGGTAGTCGCCCTGCAACTCGTTCGGCGTTCCGACGCGATCGGCCTCGACCACGTTGAGCGCGAGCGGCACAACGGCGTTCGGGCGCTTCGGCGTGCGGCGCAGGACGAACGTGTCACCGGATTCGAACACGGCGTTGAAAACGAGGCCCTGAAGCTCATAGAAGTTCTGCGTCAGGGTGATGTCGCAGAGCTTGGACTGCGCCCAAAGGTCGAACAGCGTCTCGGTCTTGCGCTCCCACAACTCGGCGGCTCCCGGCGAGAGGCCGAGCAGCTTCGGGTTCAGCTTCGAGCGAACGCGCAGGCCGGTGCCGACGACGTTGCTCTTCGAGGTTTGCTTCGCACCGGCGGCGATGGGGTTGTTGCGGCCGAGATCGCGCGAGCGGCTGCGCAGCGCCGGGAGATCGCCCAGCGAGTCGGAATCGGCCGAGCCGGGATGCGTCTTCCACGCCTTCAGGGCCGCACGGTTCGACTTCGCACCGGCATATTGGCCCATGTAGTTGAGCGAGAGGCGCGCATGGTAGCGGCGCGTCGCGAAGTTGGGCGCGACCCCCGCCAGAAAGCGGTCAATCAGAGTCGGGGCGACGGGCTTAATCACAGCGGGATCACCCGCTGAATGCGGAGACCGCCCCGCTTGGCGCGCTCAGCCTGCTTTTCGAGGCGCTGAGCGCGTTGATCGAGTTGGCGCAGATCGGCGCGCCAAAGCTCACGATCCTTGATCGTGTAACGCTGACCGTTCTGCTCGACCGTGTTGATCGAGGTTAGGGTCTCTTCAAGCTGCTCTTCGACGGTCTTTGCCATGACCCGAAGCTACGGGACATGGCTCGCTCGCAAGAGATCGTTCCGATCTCCCTTAGCGTGACCTCAATTCGTGCGGGCTTCCGCTTTCCGGGGCTGACCGGAAATGTTGAGCTTATCCAGGGTCTTGCCGCTTTTGACCACAGCGGACTCATGAACGCCCCTAGCATGATAGCGAGCTACAGCACATGATATAGGTCGGGTGGACGTGTTTTTGAGGTAGCAGATGTGTGTAGTCGAGGAGAGCAGGATGCGGATTGCGCTCTACCCGGGGACGTTCGACCCGGTGACCAATGGGCACCTCGACGTGATCCGCCGGGCCGCGGCATTGGTTGATCGACTAGTGGTGGCTATTGGCATCAATCCCGGCAAGAAGCCGCTATTTTCGAGCGAGGAGCGGATCGAGATGGTGCAGGCGGTGATCCTGCCAGTGGCGGCTCAAGTTTGCTGTGAGATTGACTGCATAACCTACAATGATCTGGTGGTGACCACGGCGAAACGTGTTCACGCCTCGATTCTGATCCGGGGCTTACGCGACGGCTCCGATCTCGACTACGAGATGCAGATGGCGGGAATGAACGAAACTATTATGCCAGAGGTAAAGACCGTATTTCTCCCAGCATCGCCGATGATGCGCCCCATCAAAGCAACCTTGGTGCGGCAGATCGCGGGAATGGGCGGCGACATCTCCAATTTTGTTCCGGAGCTTGTGGCCTCACGTCTTAGGATAAGGTTTGCGAAGTGATCGCTCTCGGCCGCTGTAGCGGCTTTCGCAAAGGAGGTGTCCAAAACGGCACAAGTGGCCCATCTTGGACATTCCTGTCTATGCCAACGACCGTCCGCTTACAGCGCACAGCCGGAAGTTTGTTGCCGAAAAGACCACCTAGCGCGCTCGCTTTGGCGTGTCTTTGAAGATCACGACATCGTCCGGCGGCACTCCACCGGCGAGATAGATGCGCAGAAGCATCTCAATCGTGCCGGACACGGCCGATTTGCCCTTTTCCATGTTGTAAACATGGTCGGTGCCGTGGTCTTCGGACAAACCGAGGGCGCGCACAAGCTCTTGCGCCGTCAGCGGGCCGCCGCCCGGCTTCCACATCTGGCCCAACTTGATGCGGGCGGCTCGGACATCGTCCTTGGTCATCATGCTTTTCATCTAGCGGCTCATTTCTTAAGATTCAACGCCACGACTGCGGATGCGACGCCGGCCAGGGGCGGCCTGCGGAGGCGCAGGAGCCGGTTCATCAACCTGAACGGACGGTCGCGGCGCAGCATTCAGCGCATTTGCAGCCGCCATGCGCAAAGCCATCAATCGGCGCTCCATATTGATGCCGAGCGAGAGCCGCGCCGCGATATTGTAGACGCGGAGATCGAGCGGTTCGTTGCGCTGATGGACCTTGTGCCATTCCTTCGTGACGAAGCCCTTCCTATCGGTCTTCAGCACGGCCTTTTCGGCGGTCAGGCCCTCGAAGAACTTCTTGTCATAGTTTTCGAGCAGCGGGAAATGGCAGTAGCCGGGACCGGGCTCTTTCACTTCGAGCCGCTTATAGTGCATATCCTTGGCCTGATCGACGCCCAGGACGAAGATCGTGACGTTCTTCGCCTTATTGACGGTGCCCTTCACCGGCCAGATCGGGCGGCCGGGTCCGCCGATGCCCTTAATGGCGTAGACGCGGCGAGCGATGCGCGGCCTGACAAAGTTGTACACGTGCTGCGTGAAGTGGCCGCCAGAGTCGATGCAGGCCGCTTCTACGCGCATCTCGACGCCAGACGGATGCTTGAACGTCCGCAGCAAGGCGTTATCGACGACCTCCCAAAAGCCGGGAGAGTTGGGCGCGCCATAGTGGACCTTGTAGTCGAGCGACCACGATTCATCGTCCTGGCCCCAACCGCACCACTCGATTTCGGCGCGGTCGTCCTGAATATCCACCGATCCAGTGATGCAGCCGACACCGGCCGGGAGGATGATCGCGGCGTCATACTCTTCGCGGCGGGCATAGATCGAGTCCGGGTTAGCGCGCTCGCCGCGCTCTTCCCACGTCTCCGCGAGGCGCGTGTTCACCCAAGTCTTCAGACGCTCGGGATGCTTCTTGACCAACACGAAGTCGCGCGCCATCTCGCCAAGCGCACGCCAAGGCGACGCGATACGGTTCAGATGGAAGCCCGCATGGCCCTTTACTTCCGGCTTCGTGGCGATCCACACGCCGCGCTGGATAGCCTTCAGCCGCTCGGCCTCGCTCCATCCGTGATCGCACAGTTCGCCAGTGTCGGGATCGCTGTATTCGCAGTGATAGCGCGCCGACATCGGGTCGTTGTCGGGCCATCGAACCTGCGCCCACCGCAGATGTTGCATGTGGCCGCACTTCGGGCACGGCACAAAGAACCGGCGCTGATCGCTTTCCTCATAGGAGGACTCGATGCGCGACGCGCCCTTAATGGTCGGCGTCGAAACGAGCGCGATCTTGCGATTCCAGAACGTCGTCGTTCGCTCGATGGCGAGCGAGACCGGGTCGCCTTCCTTACCGGCGCTCGCCTCATAGCGATCAACTTCGTCGCAGAGCAGAATGCGGATCGGACGCGACGCGAGCGATGCAGGCGAGTTTGCGCCCGCCATGGTGATATGGCCGCCCGCATATTTCTTGTGAAGGATCGTGTCTTCGGAGTCGCGCGCGCTGTTGCCAAGCTTCGCCGCGAGCGGAGGCGTGTCGCGGATCATCGGCGCGAGACGATCCTTCGAGTAGGCTTCGGCCATCTGCAACGTCGGTTGCAGAATGAGCATCGGGCAGGGGTCGAGATGGACGTGGAAGCCAGCCACGTTGTTGATGACTTCCGTCTTCACCGTCTGCGCCGCGACCATACAGGTGATGATCTCGATCTCGGGATCGGCGAAGGCATCCATGATGCCGCGCGACGGCTCGACCCGAGCAGTTGACCACTTGCCCGGCTCGGAAGACGCTTCCGGCGAGAGCACGCGGTATTCGTCCGCCCACTCCGAGACGGTCAACTTCGGCGGCGGACTGAAGCTCTGCGCAATAATCTCGCGGACCTGCGCACGAAGCCGAGCTTCATACGCAGCGTCCTCACGAAATTCATCGACGACGGCGACGGCGGAAGTCATTAGGCATCCGGCTTGCGCTGATATTCGGGGCAGCGCTGACGCGCATCGGTGGGCTGGTCAAAATGGATCGAGGCGGCACGCTGACACACGCCATACCACTCCCCTTCCCGTTTCCAGGCGGTGCAGACTTCGCAACTGTTAGGCGGCCACTTCATCCACGAAGGCTTGAACTCACTCGTCGTCATCTTCTTCTTCGTCCTGCTCGACAGGTTCGGACGGCGGCTCGACGTGAGGCTCATCCTCGACCGGATCATCCGCCGACATCTTGATTTCGTTCAGTGCTTCGAGGATCAGCCGCTCAACTTCGTTGACCAGCTTCTTCGTGCCTTCGGGCGCGCCGACTTCGAGTTGGATCGCAGGCCGTAGTTTGGATGGGATGCCGAGCAGGCGCGCGCGTGCGTTCGCGATCTCATTCGAGAGCACCTTGGCAACCATGTCGATGGGGCGCACAAGCTCCATCTTCGTCGCCAACTCCAACTCGGATAGCTTCGCTTTCGCGATCTCATTGCGGAGCCGCGCCTTGTCGATGGTGATCTCTTCGCCGCCTTCCTTCAGCGTCGCGGCCGTATGCGCCTTGCGCTCTGCGCGCTCACGCGCGAGCAGCCACTTCAGCACGTCTTCCGTATCGAACTCGAACTGCTTGCCACGGCCGCCGTGCGACTTGACCGGCATTCCGTTCTCGACCCATGCGGAGATCGTCGGCAGCGAATAGCCGAAGATGTCCGCAAGCTCTTGTCGGTTGACGGTCTTGCCCATGATCAGCCGATCACGTTGCTGCGGTCGGTCCGTGCGATCAGATCGGTGACGACGATGTCCATCTGCCGATAGGTGGACGCCATGTCGCCTTGGTAGTTCATGACCGAGCGATGGGCCTTCACGTCGGCCTGCGCCTTCTCGGTGCGGTGTTCCTGGGGGATCAGGCCGGGGCGGACGATCTCGACCACCCAACCGCCCATGCGGTCGATGCCTTCACCCTCATTGGCGTACCGCACGTCCTCGAAGACGACGCGGGGCGGTGCCTGCATGTAGAGCCGGTCGGTCTCGGTGCCGATGAAGAAGTCCGAGCCCATGTGATCGCGGCCCCAAAGGCCCCCGAGCCCTTCCATGGCGTGTCGGGGTGACTTGCCGCCCAGCCAGGGCGACGGCTGTTCCTTCAGGTCGCCGTCGATCATGCGCTCGATGGTGGCTTCGTCGCAGCGCCGGTAACGCAGGTAGGCGCGCAGCATGTCCTTCAGCGCGCCAGCGAACCGGCCGCGTACAAACCCGTGGTTCTCGATGAGATGGCGGGCCACGGTGGTTTTGCCGGACCCGATAAGACCCTTGAGGCCAATGACGATCATGCTGCGATTGCTCCGATTTGGAGCGATACGGTCTCAGACCGGATGTTGTCGTTCGAGGCCGTTTCGGTATCCCAAGGCTCGAACTGCTCCGCAGAAGGCGTAAGCGTGTGCTCACGTTGCAGGCGGGTCTTGATCATGTGGCAGTTGGCGCAAAGAAGCTGCGCGTTGTCGTCCTCGCCGCGCAAGATGGCGCGATAGAAGTCGAGGTTCTGCCAATTGGTGATCCCGTTGGTGCGCCGATGCACCGGCTTGATGTGATCGACCTCAAGACAGAGCGGTTCGTCGAGACCGCACCATTCGCAACGGCCGCCCAGGCAGTCGATGACAAGATCGCGGAGCTTCCGGCGATGCCGAGCATTCTTGTCTTCGCTCGGCGGGTTCTTCTTGAGGTACGCAGCGATGTTCGCCCTGAACAGGCTCATGATGCGGTTCGCGAGCTTCTGCTTTTCGATCCGATTGGCCTCCGCTGCGGGCTTCCCTGCCCGGTATTTGCGGTGGTGCTCATTCTGGCGTTCGCGATTGGCTCTACGCCACGCGCGCTTGGCTTCAGGGTCCTTGAAGGGCATCTCGGTCGCTCCAAATTGCGACCTGAAGAGAGCGGACCCCAACGGACGTGTCGGGCCCGATCCGATCTCCCATCCGGCGTAAATCCGCCAAAGTTGCCTTCGAGGGCGTTCCGTGAGCAGGCCGGGGTGTTTGGGGCAAAACATCCGCTTAAGCCGGAAAAAATCGCCAATACTTGGTTTTTACAACCGCCTGGGTCCTCCCCCGCCACAACCCATCCGAGAACAGAAACTCACTTTTGAAATTTTGTATCTGGCGGGATCGGGCGGTCGCACGTCACCCGCATGGGGGTGCCGCTCAGAAGGACCCAAATACCGTTGTGCGCCGCAATATCAGAAGAATATTCTAGTGATTGACGTATTTATAGAAGATCGCTTCTGTCCCCTTTCGATTGATATCAAATCGGCTGTAACCATCGGTTGTATTCGGGCCACAACCGAGCACGTGCATAGGCCTGGCCTCACGCTAGATAACGCAATGATATCAACGATTTGAAAGCGCTTTCGCTTTCGATCTCGGCCGCTTTCCCTGCTATTCGAGCGGGCTCAAAACAGCCTGGTGAGTCGAGGTCTAGCGCATTGATATTGCTGCGCTTTCTTTTCAAAAACCGCTTTCTTTTACATTCTTTCCGGCTTTAGACCGGCCTGCCATGGCCCGTCCGTTTTTCATCCGTTGATAGCGATTGACGTCAGCCTGTTTTAATCGGTATGGACTGCCTAACGACGGATGGCCCGTCGCAATCAACGGATGGAAGGCCCATGCTGCACTCAATCAAGACAACCCGATTTAACGTCACGGTCCGCCGTATCGCGACGGGTTGCGACTTTCACATTTCCCTTTTCGCACGGGATGAGGCGACCGCTTGCGAGCGCGCAAAGGATCGCGCGCGCTTCGCGGAGGGTATCAGCCGCGCCAAGCTTGCGACCTTGGAAGCAAACGGCATTGCGGTTTTCCGCGTCGTTTCGAGCGGCATCAGCCCCGACCAATCGCGGCCCGTTGGCAAAGCGCCGCGTCCCCTCGCCTTTCCCCCTCTCAATTAACCCCAGGCATTCAATCATGACGACTCGTGACGACGGCGGACTCTCTCAGGCAATCGCGCAATTCCATTCAATCGTTGAAATGGTCTCTGCGCTCCGCAAAGCCGAAAACAACCGCGACGACGACGCGACCGATAAGGCGCGCCAAGCAATTGAGGATGACGCGCTTAGCGTAGAGGTCCGCACCGGATGGTTTAACCCGTACAGCCGCGACGCGGACCGCGCACCGGCGGAATATTGCATCCTGCTTTGCACCGGCGGACCTGCCGTCCGTATCGTCGGCAATCTATCGGAGCATTGCGAGCCCGAGTCCGCCGTCATCGAATACCAAGATTGGTTCAAGCCTTGGACGCGCTGGATTCCCGGCAACTCGCATAACGTCGAGTCGATCTTGCTCGACTACGCCCGCATTTTCCATTTCGGCGAATGAGGGCGCGACCAATGCGGATTGTTGGCCGCAAGGTGATTGTGTCACGGGCAGAGGTCGCGTCGTTCAACGCGCGATGGCCGTGCAGCACACTCCGCGCAACGCGCGCTTATTGGTTCGAATTTGATGCATCGGGCGACCTTGTCGATACCGACTGCCCCGAACAGGACGACGGTCCCGCCGCGCTCGCAATGTCTCAAGACTGCCACGCACTGCTTTTCGACAACGTTACAGCCGATTGGATGGAAGGCTAACCCATGCCCGAATTTATCTTGGAAATTGGCAGCGTAGAGCATCAGCGCACGTTCAACGCGCTAGACGGTTTCACGCGCGGTTATATTGAGGCGTTGTTTTTCACGGATGAGGAACAACTATGCGACGACAGCGACGGCGCGCGGGAAATGCCGTCTGTTGTGTTCAACATGGCGACCATGGAGTCGCGCTTTGAGGGCGGAAACTCGTTTGGCTTTTCCGACCTCGCGGCCGACACGCTCGAGTCCATCATTCGAGATTGTGAATCATTCCAACGCGACAACGCCGCGCTTTTGGACTCCGCTTATGAGCGCGACAACTACGACTCCGAGCAGGCCGGGCGGGATTATTGGTACACGCGCAACGGCCACGGTTGCGGCTATTGGGACCGCGCGCAACTTGAGAACGACTCCGACGAATACGAGTCGCTAACGGCGGAAATGGTCGCGGCTTCTAAGTCTGGCGACAATGCAGCATGGAACGCCGCATGTGCAAAGCGGTCCGCGCTCAAAGATCAATCACTAGGCGAACAACTGTCTAAGGCCGCGCGCGCGTGCGGCGGACGTGACTCCTATGTTGGCAGCGACGGAAAGGTTTATCTCTAATGGCTATCTCCGCAGAAACCGCGAACGATATCCGCAACCGCCTTTCCGCCTTCAATGATTGGCTTGGCGACCGCACAAGCTATCACCCTTCGGAGGTCCCCTCGCATCTTAACCCGCCCTCGAATGAGGAACGGAGCGCGTTAGAGGTATTCGAGTTTTCGCGCGACAAGCCGGACCGCTATTTCCTTTACATCAGCCGCGACAAGGCAATGGCGACGACTTGGACGGGCGAGGAACTAGGCCGCGTCACGTTCGGCCGCACATACCGCGACAACTTCGGAGGCGAGCGCGTCGCAATCACCGTGCAAGCCGTGTCTGGCGATACCTATCATGGGACCTATTACAAATCGTCTGGCGACTACGCGCGAGTCAAAAAATCCATCAAGCGCGAAACGTTCAAAATGGACGTTGAGTTGACCGATACGTTCGGAGGCGAGGCTAACTATTCATGGGTTAAGCGCGCGACTCTGACGTTCCCGGTTGGCGCTTCCGACCGTGCCATTATGCGCGCTGCAAAGCAGGCAATGGGGCTTAGCGCCGTGCGCGGCCGTCTCGACTCGCATGGAGATGCTTTCGAGTTTCGGCCGTATCGCACCGCGACCGTTATGTTTGTTTCCACCGTCTATTGAGGTCGGCACATGGTCGCAATTTATGCCGGTCAATTGATGCGCCTCGTTTGCGTCGCGCTCTGCACTGGAATCGTCCTCGTCGTCGCGGGCATTGCCTGCACTCCGCTCTAACTCGAAAGGCAATCAGACAATGCGTTATCGCGCGGATTATTCGGAACCCCAAAAAGACGGCGCGACCCTTTGGTTTGCGCGCTGGTTAGGAGGCCCGACGATTAGCAAGGTCCAAAACTGCCATTGGGAGTCGCACGCTGGCGACGTTCTCATAACGGCATTTGTCACGGGCGAGGCTGACACGGCGTTTAGCATCCCGGCCTATTGCAATTATCGCGGCTGCCGCGTGCGCGGCTATCTCACGTCAAGCGACGCTGGCGATATCGTTTTCCGTCACTGCTACTATTGAGGACTCCGACCATGGCAGAGATTTTTTCCGGTCCGGTTATCGGTATCGAATGGCAGCGCGACCCGGTTGAACCGGGTTTCGCTGTTTACACGCGGCACAACGACTCGGCTGATTTCAAGCCCGCTCAATACGTGGACTCGTTCCCTGATGCGACGACGGCCGAACGCGCGGCCATGACGCTAGGCGAGGCTTGTTCCGTTCCCGTGACGCGCGTCGATTAGCGTGACGTTTCCGGCTAGGGTCGCAACGCGGCCCTATGGGAAACGCCCCAGGCGATTCAGTCTCACAACAACGGGAGTGCCATGGCCCTAAAAGGATCTAGGACCGTGCTGATAGACGCATAGGAGAACGGCCGCGCCGCGTTGTGCGGCCGTTTCGCTATGCGCCGCGAGGCGTAGCAACGAAGGGAACCGAATCGTGCGCCGTCATTGGCGCGCGCTTGATCGAACGCGCGATGATTTGCGCGGCGATCGATACCGCGCGCGTGTTCACAAGGCTGTGACAAGTCGTCGCGTTGTCGCGCTTTCGAGCGGCCGCGACGCGGTCGCACGCGTGTTTTGCAGCCGTACGCCAATCGCGATTAGAGGCCCGTGCAGAGGCGCGCCGTTCGGCCGGTGTCGCGTAACTCCCGACTTGAGAACGCGCATAGGCGAGGCGTTTGCGCGCGATGGCGACGCATGCGGAAAGGTCGCGGTCGGTCGCGTCTCGATGACGACGATTAGTTGCAAGATGAAAATTCCCCATCAGATCGGCCGAAATTTTATTGTCGGTGACGACCTAGGGAGGAAAGTTGACACAACGTCGAGGCAGCGGATCGGTTTAAGGAAAAATCGTGGCCTAAAAATTTTTTTCCCCCGCGAATTTTTGGTGGTGGTCCGCGAGGTCCACGCCACACTCCAATAGCTGCCATTGCCTCTGACGACAATACGAGCGAACGCGCTCGATGCGCCATCCACGCATGTAGCGAATGATCGGCGCGACATTGCCTGACACGATCCCGTCGATGACTTCCGCCCCAGCACAGTAATGCGGCGCGCTGATCCTGAGCAGGCCGGGGGTCTTGGTCGAAGGGGCTGACATCGTTGGGATCGCCGTGGTCGTGGTTGTTTGCATTTTCTGCAAAGAAGTCAGTGTCGCTGTGCTGCTCGCCGCCTTGGTCATCGTCGAGGGATCGAGCGAGCGATGGTCTCAAGATCGCGGAGATCGCGAGCGCGAGCAGAACCGTGCGTCGCCTACGTGCGAGGGGGGTGGGAGTCGATTCGCTCATGGACCCTCTATCGCGTCGCTGCATGGACCACCGCCCGATAGAAGTGCTGCGGGAAGCGCGCCTGGACGACGCCGGACACGGTCCCGAGGAAATCCCAATGCTCATTGATCGTGGCGCTGCCCTGAAGCACGGCGAGCGTTTGCAGCGGCAGACGCTTCTTCGTGCGGCGACGAACGATCAGCACCTTGTCGTTGACGACGATCTGGAACGTCTTCCGCTTCTGGCCGTCCACGCGCTTCAACTGACGACGCACCACGGTATGGATCGGGGCGCTGCCAATTGAGCCGTAGGGTTTGATCAGGATGCCGCCGGTCGCGAGACGGCCGCTGCTATTGCGCTTCGAGTGGATCGAGAGCGCGTTGTCGGGATACTTCTCCTTGCCCGCACCGATGACATGGCGCTCCATGTACTTGTCGATGCTGCCGACGACGGCCATCAGGTTGCCGCCGTTCGCCGGGCGAATGCGGATGCCGCTGATCACCCAGGGACGACGCAGGACGAAGATGCCTGGGATTTGCACACGCAACGCTTGCTGCGCATCCTTCGCGGTGAAGGTCAGCGCTTTGGCAGTTGCGGTGTTGATGCTGCGATCACGAAGCTGATCCAGCCGTTCGAGCATTCCCTTCGTGAGCGTGAGCGTGATCTGCACTACAGATAGCTCCGCACGATCCGCTCGACTTCGTCCGCGAGCTCTTCGGGGGTGGGAGCCTTCGCCGTGATGACGGTGAAGCCGAGAGCCTGAAGCTTCGGATGGCGTTCCTTCTGCGCCTTCGAGCGCGATCCCTTCGGCGTCTTCAGTTCGATGCTGAGCAGGATGCCGCCGGTGATATAAACGCGAACGTCGGGCTCGCCCGCCGTAAGGCCCGTTACCTTGGCTTCCATGCGCTCGCGTCGCGAACGCTTGGCTCGGTTCATATCACCGGCACAGGTGATCGGAAGCCCGGCGTCTTCGAGCGCGTGTAGGCGAGCGATGACTTCCGCCTGATAGCGCCACTCGGGAATGGTATCGACGATCCGGGTTTCCACGCGCGAATGGTCGCGCAGATCACCGCATCGAGAGAGACCGATCCGGTAGCCGTCTCGCCGCAGATTGAAGGGTCAGAAATGGGCCACAGGAACTGACATCGCTTTCCTCAGGCGAAAATGAAGAGGCCCCCAAACTGAGGCGACCTCAATTCATCTTGCGGCGCAGCTTCTTGATGATCTCGCGCAAACTCTCAACGTACTCCTCAACGACCCGCCGTGCCTGCTCAAGGCGCGCGCGCTCGGGAGGTGGTTCCTGACCCGGAGATGGTTCGTCGGGCTTGCTCACGGACCGATGTTCGATCCAGTGCCGGCGGCGACCATTGAGGTAAATCAAAATTACTTCGGCGGCTGCAAGCCGGGCGACCGCAGCCATTCGCTCATGTGCGAGCCGGTCTCGGCCTGTCGGGCCTTTCGTAGCAGCTCCTCGCGAGCCGCCCCAGGTGGAAGCAATGCGGCTTTATTACGTAGTCGAGTCGCTTCTTCGGCAAGACGGACCTCTAGGGTGTTTGTCTGTTTGAACCGGCGCCGCTCACTCATCGCTCAACCTCCGAATACGGGTTCCTAACCCGTCAACGGGACTGCCGATATATGCAGATGCGCTGCTGTGGGTTCCAAAGTTGGAGTCAAATAAGCCACGGCGCTTACTAGGGCGGACTTACGCCAAGCTCTTCTATGGCCAAAGCCGACAATTGCTTCGCTTCGCGAACGCCGCGTTGCCCCAGTTCTATGATCTTTTTTGCGATCAGGTCTGCGATTGGGTCGTTGCGGTCAACCAGGCAAAGCGCGTGCAAAGTGCGCTCGTAGGCGTCCGTCAATATGGTTATTTCCTCCGGGCCCAACGGAGAGTTCTGTAACAGGACGGTAGATGGGCATTTTGGGTTCTAGCTCCGGACCCATTGTCGCGCCAAAAATCAAACTAGGACACACCTAAATTCAGCTTGGGACACTCGGGGTAATACGGATATCCCGCAGTGCAAAAAGAACGTTTAGACCTCGCAGCAATGGGTCGGTCATCGACCGGGACCGACGCAATGTCCGCCACGGAGTCACAAGCGCCTCTGGGCTTCACGGCGGGCGACTTCCGATCGACTCTGCACTCCGGATATATCCCTGTGCGGTGGCCCAAAAGCGACCTACCTGCTCAGCTTCGCTGATTTGATCTCATGGATGATGAGGTCACGATGCGCAATGTGCGAAGCCAGCGCAACCCGGAACGTGGCCAACAGTTCTAGCGCCAGTTCAGTCCCACAACCGGCGCGATCCAGGAAAGCTACGCGCTCTTCCTGATCCGCGATGTGTTGCTCGCCTTCGGCTACGTGCCGTTCGGCTTCTCGCAAATGACGCAGGTGCATCTCGCGATCCATCCGCGAAACGTACACGAGTTTCTGCGACCTAACTTGACCAAGATCAACGTTACTTCTCCTTAGCCCTCCCGGAAGCAGAGCAGCAAACTTGGCAACAAAATTTCAAACCATCACGAGCCGCCCGCCCTCACCGATCAACGGCTCACCGAACTTGCTCATGAAGTACCGCGTGCCCTTGCGACCGCGATCCGACGTGCGGACAAGAGCCGAGCGGATCATGCCCATGTTCTCGAACATCTCGCCGATGATGGCAACCCGGTCCCGAGCGATCTTGCCCTTGTTCGCGATCTCATAGGCGGCGATCCCCTGTGCGCCGGCGGCTTCGATGTAGGCGACCATTCGCTCTTCGTCGGTCAGGTTTCTCGAAAGCCGCTGCCGTCCCTTCGGTTGCTCGACGATCTGCTCTGAGCCAGCCATGGCGAGGTCGGGCTGCGTCTCCGCGACGACGGGCATCGTACGCGGCCTATCGAGCCAGAGCGCATCACGGAGCGCCGCAACGGGAATGGCGGGGTGCTTCTTGGCGAACGTCCGGCAGAGCGTCATCAGGTTCGTCGCCTCGACCGCGAGGGCGAACTTGATCTCGGCCTTGGCCGCCTGGTTCTCGTTCCATGCTCCGCCGGGATCGCGACCGAGCAACAGCCGCATCTTCAGGAACGTCGGATGTGCCTGGGTGAGGAAGCCAGCCAGTGTCGGGTCGATCATGGGCGGCTGCTCGACGCCCCTCGCCTTCGGCCTTCCTCGACCGGGACGCATCGCCGCCGGGAAGACCCTGCCGTGCCCAGCGCGCATCGAGAGCCAGATCAGCTTCTTCCGGTGCAGATACCGGGCGATGGTCTCTGCCTCACTAGGATGGCACGGCAAGGCGTTGGCGAAGCCAACGACTGACCATCCATCGTCCGGCACGGTTAGGAACGCCGCCTTGGCGTCCCACTCCGACATGACCTTCCTGCGCATCGGATAATATCCACTTCCATCCGTCGATTTGCGGTTTCCATCCGTCAGAGCGCATAACCTCAACTGACGATTTCGGGGTTTCGCCCCTAAATATAGATGTAACCACCTACACACATATCTTCTACAGAATATATTACAACTATATATTACATCTATATATATAGCAGATACCCTCCAATGGTCCCCCGGCCCCTATCAAAAGCAGGGGTTTAGTTTTGCGGGGGTTATCGCGCAAAACCCAAACCGACCTCAAAAGATAATATGGAGTTGGTGATTTCCATGCGTGGGATCGGCCTGCTCTTAACCGCTCGCCAACCGTCGGCCTGCGGCCATCCGTCAACATCCCTATCAAAACTCTTGCGCGACGGATCATCCATCGTGTATCCGTTGGTTCCAGCGGACCCGGCCTGATTCAGGCCGGAAGGGACGGGAAATCCACACCGCACATCGCCGATCTGAACAACGCCCTTCGGGGCGAACGGGAGAGCTTTGTCTATGTCTCAGAACTATCCGAACAAGCCGGGGTCGAAGGGCGGTGGCGCTTCGAAGGACGCCGCCGAGCAGGTCGTCACGCGAGCCGCCAAGCTGCGCATGGCGATCATCGTCCTGATGCTCAACGGCTACCGCCTGACCGCTGACGAGATCGCGTCGCAACTGAAGGAAAGCGTCCTCGCGATCCGTCCCCGCGTCTCGGAACTCGTCAAGGTCGGCACCCTGATCAAGCTCACGGATCGCCGCAAGAACGTCAGCGGCATGACGGCTCACGTCCTTCGCCACAAGGACAGCCTGACCGCCGTCGATCTCCCCCAGGCGGCCCCCGCAAAGCCGCGTCGCTCCGCGCCGCAGGCAATGCACAACGACCAAAACGCCTTGTTCGGTTGAGGGGGAGCGCCATGACTGACTTCCTGCTCACGCACAACGAAACGATGCTCACGCGCAAGGCGCTCGGGCTCGAACACTGCAACTCGGTCAACCGCAACTTCGTGGCGGCTCACGCCAACGGCGAAGACATCGGCACGGCCGATCGCCTTGTCGGCAAGGGCTACATGGTCCGCAACCCGGATCGCGACTTCGGCTCGATGCGCGTCTTCGCCGTGACGGCCGCCGGGGCCAAGGCCATCGGCAAGAAGCTGCCGCCCGCCCACGTCGTTCTGCCCGCCGCAGCCTGAACCCCTTCCCGAACCTGCAAGCGGTCCTTGCAGGGTCACCCTCTCATGAAAGCCACCACTATGCTTCGTCTCTTCGCCGTGCTCGTCACCGGCGGCTTCGGCCTCGCGCTCGCCCTCGACTCGACCCTCGCTGGCTACGCGCCGACCGCTGCCGTCTTCACCACCGCCGCCATGGTCCTCATGCTCTACGGTTGGTTCGATCTGCGTGCCTCGACCGCGACCAAGGCGCATACCGACATCCTTCGTCAGAACATCGACTGGCTGATCTCGGCGGGCGCTAAGCGCTCGGCCGACGCCGCGCTCTACGTGAAAGCCCTGCAAGAGGTCCGCACGTATCTTCACGCGGAAGCTCCCGACGCAGCAATCGAGATCGTCGAAGACGCGCTCGCCGAGTTTCACGATCCGGCGACCGCTGCGCAGTTCTGCATCGAGTGGCTGAAGTCGATGGGCGTCCCGCCGATGGTCTCCATCCCCGCGACGGTCGGCGGAAAGGCGGTCTGATCATGAACACGATCATCACTGCCGGCGAAACGCCCCCATCCAGCCTGCTCGCGCTTGCTCAGTCGTTCGTTGACCGCATCTATGTGCAGCAAGCCGATGCCCGGCAGAAGTCGATGGGCCTCGCCTACGTCACGGCAGAGCGCACCGACCTCGCTCGCGAGATCGCAGCGTTCACCCAGCGCGCTCAGAACGCGCGGATCGCCGAACTCGAAGCGAAGCTGGCCGAGAGCGAGAAGCGCATCAACGCCCTACGCTCGGCGGTGCGCGCGGAGGGCTTCGCGTGAGGACGCTAGTCCGCCTTCCGATCTCCCAGGCGGCGTTCGCCGAGATCGCCGCCAAGCTGCGCGCCGCTGACTACGGCCACTGCTTTCTGACCACCGGCGAGATCGCGATGGATGGCATCGCGGTCGAGCCCGATCCTAACGCCTTTATGCCGCCCGGCATCGTCGAGGTTGATCCGAGGGACATCAGCCGCGACCGCTTCCGCGAGATCTACAATCTCGACAACCTGGGGAACGACAACAGTGAAGCTTGAGAATTTCCATGCCGTCGCCGAACTGATCAAGGAACGCGACTACCTCGTTGGGCTGCTTATCCGTCTCGGCTCGGAAACGAAGATCACAATCAAAACGTCGATGCAGAGCAACCAAGACCTTCGTCCCGATATCGTCGAGCGCATGCTGCCCGAGATGAAGCTGGTCATCGAGCAGGCCATTGCCGTCGTCGGCGAGAAGCTGGCCGCGTTCGGCGTCACCACCCCTGATAAGGACGCTGCCTAATGGCGCGCATCCTGACCAACGTGGACGTGAAGATCGTCCCGCGCATGGCCACTAACGGCCATCCGTTCACCGAGTTGCTGCATAGCTGGGTCGAGGGCGGACAACGCCGCAACTCCCTCTCGCGCGTGGCGTGGTTCGTCTCCGATACGCCGCACATTCGCGCCTACCAGATCGAGGCGTTCAAGAAGCGCCAGTTGCGCAATTAGGGCGACTGGAATGAGCGCGCGCCGGGACAAGATTCGCGAGAAGGTGATGTCTCGCGTCGAGATCGTCCAAGGGACGGTGCTCGACACACCCTGTCACATTTGGACAGGACCAACGTCGGGAAGCAAAGGCAGAGGGAAGGACTACGCACGCATGTGTCTCGATGGCGGCACCGTGGCCGTCCATATCGTGATGTACGTGCTCGAACACGGTCCGATCCCTCCGCGCAAGCAACTCGATCATCTCTGCCGGTCACGCCGTTGCGTGAACCCGGATCACCTGGAAATGGTGACGCACAAAGAGAACATGCGTCGCCGAGACGAGGCCAAGCGCTTCGAGTGTGAAGCCGTAGCGGCCTTTTAGGAGAACGAATACATGAAGCGCCTTCTGAGCGCGGTCGCAGTCGCGGCCGTGATGGGAACCTCTTTGCCTGCGTTCGGGTCTGACCTTCGTTCCATGATCGACGCCGCCGCAGACGCGCAGGGCATCTCTCGCGCCCTCGCCCATGCCGTGGTCAAGATCGAGAGCAACTACAACTGCGCCCTTCGCGGCAGCGCTGGCGAGCGCGGGATCATGCAGGTCAAGCCTGCCACTGCCCACGCGGTCGGAGTCACCGGAAACCTGTTCGACTGCTCCACCGGCATTCGTGCTGGCATGGCTTACCTCCGCGTCGCGATCTCGCGCGGCGGTCCCGGCTGCGCTGGCGTCTCTCTCTATCAGCGGGGCGTCTACGCTCGACCGAATTGCACGGCCTACGGCCGCAAGGTTATGCGTGCATTTGCCGCGTATCACTGAACGCAATGCCCCGGGGCGTTAGCGCAACTCAGGTTTGATACGGAAACTTTCTACCCAGACTTTAACCGAGTGTTTCATTGACGGATCATCCGTTGGAACATTAAGACATTCAAGCCGCGACTAGAAACGTCGCGACTTGGAGCATCACCAAGGCAAAAGAGTCGGGAGATACCCGACAGAAAAGGACTACGAAAGTGACTAAACGGGGTGATCTGCTAGCGCTGGCTGTAGCGTTGAGCGGCGGGGACGAAGTGACTCTTGGGCCGACCGATAGCGCCATGTGCGCTGAAGCGCTCAAGTTCTACGCGAACGAGCAGTCGAAGGCGGGGATGGTGAAGGCGATGAAGATTCCCGCGATGATCGCCGCGGCCCTCCTGGGGACCGTGGCGCTTGGCGGATCGTCCGCCGTCATCGGCCAAGCCAATATGAAGGTTTCCACGATGGGACTGAGCGATGTGCCGGTCGAGCACTTCGCGACCGTCGTCCGTCGCCACGTCCGACCGGTTCCCTACTCCACGCCCGCGTCGCTAGCGATCCAGCGCTTCGCCACGTCGTTCCCCTTCGTTGACGGATAGCTGCCACTTCACCACTGGAATGAAAAAGCCCGCTTCGCAGCGGGCTTCTTTTTTGTCCTGGGGGAGCGGGACAAACTTTCTTCCCGATGCAAACTCACTAGGAAGGGTAACGCCGTCTCCACCGGAGACGGCCACCTTTTCTTGCGACCGCCCCGTTACAGTGCGAACCACCGATGCGAGGGACGGCCGCCGGTCTTGGTCGAGGCGAACCGCTGCTCGATCATCTTGGACTCGAGAAGCTGTTGGGTGATGTCGTTCAGGCGGCGCAGGTCGAACTCTCCGTTGACCATCTTCTTCAGGGTCGAGCTAGTCACGCCGTCCGATCCAGCTTCCTTAATCCAGCGGCGGACCTTCAGGTACTCGGCCTGCTTATCGTTGAGAGCCAGGCGGTCGCTGACCTCGACGATGCAGTGCCGGGTCGAAAGCTCCATCAGCTTCGCCGCCCAATCGACTAGATCGCGCGTGAGCACCGGCCGGACGGGATCGACGCCAATGGCGACGATATGGGCGATGCGCAGAGCCACTTCCATCGTGCGGGTCCACAGGGCCGCCAGATCGGGCGAGCACGCCTCGCCTCGCCGCTTGAACGCCAACCGCAGCTCCATCCACCGTTCCTTCGCCCCGACACCCCAATCCGCCACGCGAGGCCGCAGGATCGGACGCGACGACGAGTCGCCCAGGTTGCCCGCCCCGTTGTGGGTGATGATCGCGCGGCAATCCTCGATCAGCTTGGTCGGCGGTTCGAGCGACGCCTTCGGCTCAACGCCGTCCGCCGGGTCGCCGGTGACCGTGAGGACAAGCCAGCGCGGCAGGAAGCCGTCCGAGATGCCCTTGCCCGACATGGAAGGCCAAAAGTCGTGAGGCGTGGACGTGCCGTAGACAGAGAAGTTGGGGTTGTAGATCGGCACGGCGCTTTCGGCCGCCGACGCGGTGCCCTTGTAGAGGGAGTCCGCCGAAGTGAACATCTGCATGAGCATCTGACGAATGCTCGACTGATGCGTCCCGGCGCGCCGGTCCATGATCTTCGCGATGAAGGCCCCGAACTCGTCCATGAGCGACAACTGCGACGGGCTGTGCTCGATGGTCTTGCGAAGCGCAGAGTCGGACAGGAAGCCTTCCGGCCCGAGATAGCGATCGAGGCCCGCTTCCACGGCCAGCCGGGACAGTGCCTTGCGAGGATGGTCCTTGCCGTAGCCGGCGGGGGCCAGGGCGACGATGTAGAGGTTGGTGCGCAGGTTGGTCGGTCCCGCGTGATGACGGCCAGCGAGCGTCCCCACGAAGCCCAGAGCAGGTCCCAGGGCGAGCGGGCGCGACGGGCTCGACGTTGACGCGGCGATCCAATCCATGATGTCCCCGACCAATCCCGGCGGATGGCACAGCGCCTCCAATTCCGCCATCGTGGGCGTGACTTCGTTGTGGTCGGCATCCGTAGCAGGATCTTCAGCGACCTCGCCAGCGGGCTCCGCAGCCACCGTAGCGGGCACGCCAGTGATCAGTGCGAGCGACGCCACTTCATGAGGCGTCGGGTTCGTCTTGACCCACGGCGTTAACCCCGCCGACATCTGGCGCTCAACCCAGGACGACGGCTCCATGCTCGGCGCGGCCTCAATGATGGTCTTCTCGCGAGCCGCGATGCGGGCGACGTCACGCTCGGCAGCTTCGGCCATCTGCGCGGCTTCCTTCCGGCGCGAGCGCAGGTCGATCTCGACGCCGAAGTTATAGCCAAGCTGCTCGCCCAGCCATTGCACGGCCGCGTCACGCTGCGCCTCGCCAAGCTCCATCGTCCTCATGACGACGTTGATGGGCGTGAAGGTCTCCATGGTGCCGAAGTCCTGAATGCCGCTCGGATCGAACGACAGGTTCGGATGGCGCTTCGCCATCGAACGACCCGAGCCGGACGAACGCCACGGGGCGACGGCGCGGTACTTGGACCCGAGCCATCGGCCCTTCGGCAGCGCCAGCTTGCCGACCCACGAATGCAGGTTCGCCAGCGCGTCTTCATTCAGCTTGCGGAAGAAGTCCGTCGAATGGGTAAGGCTGACATCAGGGATGTCGGTCGGCGGCTCATAGCGCCGGTCCGCCTGGGGATCATAGCCATACGCCTTCAGGACTTCGCCGATGCGCTCAGCGATGTCATCGGGCAACTCGGTCAGTTGGTCGAGGCGAACGTCGAGCAGCGTGTCATCGGTCCACCAATAGTAAGGCTCGCCGGTGTCGGGGTGGATCGAGGGCGGCAACACGGTCTGCTTACCTTCGGCGAGCAGATCGACAAGGCCGACGCGCTCGGGCGTGCGGAAGTTGCGCGAACGAATGGAGTCGGTGTTGCCGCGATAGAAGAGCGAGATGCCCTTGCGGCCCTTCTTCTGCACGTTCGAGTGCGGCAGCATAGCAAGCAGCGCTTCCATCGCGGGCTCGAAGTCGATGTCGATGCAGATCAGCCCGAGGCCGCAAGCCACGCCGACACCCGCGTTCGGCCACTTAGACCAATAGTTGATCTGCAACTGGCTCGGCCGCGTGGTGCAGTAGTCGTTCCAACCCTTCGCGGGTTTCCAGCTATCGTCGGAGAACGTCCCCGGCAATTTGCTGTTCGGCATAATCGGGATCGGGTTGTAGCCGTTCTCATAGAGCCCCGGTCCGGCTTGGGTGAATGGCGTTTCGATCATCAGTGTGAATCCTTAGAACGGGGCGGTGCCAGCGGTGACACGCTTGCGCATGTTCTCGCCGTATGAGTTGAGGATGGTGGTCAGGAAGTTCGACCATTCCTTCTCGGACAGTTCGGACAGGTTGAACTTGCCCAGGCGTTCGAGGTAGGCGCCGGCATCGGAGCCAGCGTCTTGAAGGGCAAGATTCTCGGTCGCAGTCAGACTCTTCGGCGTCATGTGGAAGACGGCCTTTCCTAGTGAGATGCATTCAAGCTCTTCGCAGAGCCAAAGGATCGGCTTGCCACCCTTCGGGGCGTAGCCAATGCCGGTTGCCTCGCGGCGACACACGCCGCAGCAAATCGGTTCGGGATCAAACACGCGCATTGTTGTCATTGCTCGCTAGACGTTGACGGATCGCGCGCTTCATCTGCGACACGCAGTTGTCGGCTGACCGGACATCACTGGCGCTCGACGGGAAGAAGAACTTGAAGGACTTCCCCTCGCCTAGCTCCACAACAACATACGGATGCTTCCCCGCCATCGACGGCTCGAACGAGTAGCCGTGCTGCGTCAGGTAGGCGCTCAGTTTTTGATATGACTCATTGCGCCGAAGCGCCTTGTTGAAGTTGTTCCCCACCTTCGTCCCCCTCAGAACGGAATGTCATCGTCGAGATCGCCCTTGTCCCAAGGCGCGCGGGTCTGCATCAGCGGCGGCGTGATCTGCGCATTCCACGGAGCAGTGGTGCGAATCTGCGCGACCGGCTTCTGATGCCCAGGCATCACGGCCCGATTGTTGTCGTTCGCCACGGGCGCGTTCGTCGCCCAAGGCTTCGGCCTCGCGGCCACTTGAGCGCGGTACGCTGCCGCCTCATGCGGCTTGCCGTTCAGTTCGTAATTGCGAGCGATCATCTCGTCACGGTTCGGTGGCGGCGCTGCGACGAACGATTGCGACGCGCCTTCCGGCGCGATCTCGCCAAGCTTGCGAGCCGTAATCTCCCAATGTTTGCCGTTTGCGCGGATCATGATCTCGGCGGTCTCGCGAAGCTCTTTTGCGCGAGCGAAAGTGTCTGAGATCGTGAACGGCGCATCGTCCTTGCCGCCGTGCTGCCGCCACCACTTCTCGAACTTGACGCGCGCATAGCCCTGATGCTCGGGACAAATCCATTCCTTGTGAGAGACGGAACCGCACAGGTACTCGACGCGGATGCTCGGCGTTCCACCCGGCTTGTCATGGCGATAGAACGTGCGCCGCTTCACCGGCACCCAATCGGGCTTCGACGTAGACATGATCGGCGTTATGTCGGCGGTCTGCCTGATGTTCTTCTCAACATCGCGCTCGAACTTGTGACCGCAGTCGGGGCACTCGCTAAGACCGGCGAAGATCAACGAATGGCACGTCGGACATTCCTTCACCGGGGCCTCGCCCCCGCCCTTCCCCGGCTTACGAATCGTGACGCGATCAATGGGGCCGTGGCGTCGGACATTGCCGCCGAAGTCGAGAACGAGGCAATCTTCTTTGCCGTTGCGAATGGACTCTTCGTAAGTGTCGCCTAGGAGCCGCGTTCCGCGTCCGCACATCTGGACGTAAAGCTGCGTGCTATCCGTCGCACGCAACAGCGCGATCAGGTCGAGGCGCTTAATGTTGGTGCCGGTCGTGAGCACACCGAAGTTCGTGACAGACGTGAGTTTGCCAGACTTGAGATCATCGAGAATCCGGTTGCGATCACCTTTCTCCATGCCCCCGTGGATCGTTTCACACGAATAGCCGCGTTCGCGGATCGCATCGCGAACATTGAAAGCGTGTTCAACGCCAGCACAGAACAGAAGCCATGACCTTCGCGGCCTCTCGTTGCTGGCCGCGAAGCCAATGATTTCATCGACTGCCGCCTTCGTGATCTCGCCCTGATCGAAGACCGCCTTGAGCGACTTGTCGGTGAACTCGCCGCCAGATCGGCGAAGCTTGCTCAAATCGACCATCGTCTTCGCGGTGGCCGTGGCCTTCGAGACCAGCGGACAAAGGAAGCCCTTTTCGATTAGCTCGCGGATCGATATTTCGTAAACGATCGCGTCGAACAGCGCGTCGTCGCCATCCGTGAGCATGCCGGAGTTGGTCCGATAGGGCGTCGCGGTCAGGCCCAGGATCAACATTTTCGGGTTGATCAACTTCAGAGCGGCGATGAACTTGCCGTACATGGTCTCCGCATCTGGCGGCAGCATGTGCGCTTCGTCGATAATGAGAAGGTCAACGTGACCGATGCGGGCAGCGTGCCGCCACATCGTTTGGATGCCGCCAAAGACGATCTGCGCGTGCGCTTCTCTGCGGCCGAGGCCAGCCGAGAAGATGCCAGCCGGGGCGAACGGCCAAAGCCCCATAAGTTCGGCGTAGTTCTGTTCGATCAATTCGGAGACGTGCGTTGCCATGACAATGCGCGTCTGCGGCTCGAACCCGATCATCTCTTCTGTGATGGTGCCGAGCACCGGCGACTTGCCGCCGCCGGTGGGGATCACGATGAGCGGGTTTCCGTCCGGCTTTTCAGACCAATAGTCATAGACAGCGTCGATTGAGTCGCGCTGATAATAGCGAAGCTTGAAAGCCATCAGAGAACAGCCCCAAACAGTGAGTTGTCGTTGGATGCACGAGCCGGATGGCCCGGAAGGTGGAAAAGGTTCGGGGTGCCGCCGGTCTTGCCGACCTCGTTGCCCCATTGGCTCCAACCGGCGCGAGCGTGGCGCGCGAACAGTTCGATGTACGGGCCATCGAGCAGGCGTTCGATTCGGTTGTAGGCTTCGAGCGGCTTGGCCGAGTGCTCGCCGCGCGGCGCGAGGATCGTGCGATCATTCGGATCGAGATCGAGGATCAGGCGCTCAACGCCCTTCCCGTTGCGCTTCGGCTTCCCGCGTGTGCCGAACAGGCAAATCTCGGGGTTCGCACGAGTCCAATAGCCCATGCCCATGTGCGGGCGCAGAGCACGGCCGACCTTCACGTAGTAGAACAGGACGGTCTTGTAATCGAAGCCCCACTCGTTCAGCACCTTAATGCCTTCGTCGATCATCGTGTCGATGACCCAAAGGCCGCAGGCCGCGTCTTCCGGCACGATCTCGCGCACCGGCAGCGCCTTGATCTCGGGCAGCGGCATGCAGTCATAGTGCTCTTCGGGCGAGCGCTCTTTGCCTTCCTCGCTCCACGTCTCGAACATCCAAGCCGGGTCTGCATAGACGAACGGGAAGCTCATTGAAGAACCTCCGTCAGGTCGGGCTCATGGTCGGTGTCGTCGTCGAGCGATCCCGCCGACAGATCGAAGAAGGTGATCTTCCCCTTCTTGAGCGGCTGATGCGTTGCCTTGTGATGGCAGTCGCAGAACGACTTCTCGTCAGTCGCCGGCGCGCCGCAGACGAAGCCGTACATGCCGGACTGCCCAGGCAGGAAGAACATGCACTGACCGCGCGTCGTCTCGTTGAAGCGGGTCTTGAACGGATAGGCGGACATGCGCGTTATTCCCCTTGCGCTGCGTAGTGATCGGTCAGGCGGATGAACTCGGCGAAGGTGATCTCTTCGCAGAGGGGTTCAGTGTCGCGGGGATCGGGTTCGCCGGGCAGCGTGGCGAACAGGCTGCCGCTTTCGGGGTGGTGCCAGTATTGGCGCTCGGGCTCGGGCTTCACGCCATCGCGCCACTCGCGGCCGTCATGCAGCGTGTAAAGCGCCCACTCTTCTTCATCGCTCGCGTCGATCAGTTCGCCTGGGACAAGCGACGGCAGGAAGAGATGCGCGGGACAGGCTTGCTTCTGCTCGGCGAGCGAGAGCGGCTTATTCCAGCGGGCACACGACCACGCAGCGTCGCCGAACATCTCGGGCGTGGCGTGGATGCAGGTCCGGCAAGACAAGCGAGCGAAGGAATGCTCATGGCAGTTGGCGAGATGGTTGCACATCGTCCGGCACTTGAAGGCCATCTTCGCGTTCGGATCGTCGTGCAGACGCGGCGGCGGGTTCGCGTACTTGATGATGCGCTCGGCGCGAGCGAGCAGCCGGATCGCTTCAGCGTGGTCCGTCTCAATGCGCTCGCTGTAGACTTCGCCGGTGTTCTTGTTCCGGCAGATGTAAAGGCCGCGCTCGAAGCCGAAGAGATGGCAATAGGTGTTCAACTGAACCCAATGCGTGAAGTAACCCTCGCGGACACCGAGCTTCTTCACCTTGTCCCAATAGGTGTCCTTCATCGACTTGGCTTCGACGACGTGCCACGTCGCGGTAGCTTCCGGCAGGCCGAGCACCTTGCCGTCCGTCTTGCCGCGAACGTGGCCCGAGATTGCCGTGGCGCGATACTGCTTGCCGCGCGAGTCGAACTCGTCCACTTCGCAGCCGATCATGCGCAGCGCGTTGAGCAGCCGCGTTTCTTCGATCTCGCCGGTCTCGAACGTGATGGCCTTCAGGCCGTCGACCACTTCGGGCTTCGAGGCCCAGCGGAAGGTGTACCAAAGCGCTCGCTCGCACTCTTCACCGAGCAGCGAGATCGAAATGCCGAGAGAGTCCCAAGCTTGGCTACGCGACTTCGCGTAGGCGGCATAGATGGCTTCGGTCGTGGCGCTATGGGGTCTCGGCAACGGTGCCATCAGACAAGCCTCTATCGTTCGCGCCGAAGCGCGTTTTGCAGACTGGATTGTGAGGGGGAGGAAGAAGGTGCCGAGGCCGAAGCCCCGGCGTTAGTTCAGCGTGCCGTTAGGCGGTACGCTGCCAAGGCATCTGACGGCCGCCGCCGGAAGCTGCCCCGCCGCCGTTCTGCGTCGTGCGAGCGGTCAATGCGTTCGCCTGGGTGGTCGTAGCGGCCGTGGTCTTCTGGTTGTCGTTCGCGGCCGGGGCCTTGCTCGGCGGCGGCTCGTTCGCGTTGCCCGCATGGATGAACTTCTTGATCACCATGCGTTCCTTGTCGCTGCCGTCGCGAGCCTTGTAGGTCTCGACATCGAGATCGGCGTAGAACGGCTGGAAGAGAAGTTGATCGGTGTCGGTCAGGTTGGCCTTGCCGATACCGGTCGCTTCGGCGAGCGCTGCCAACTGAGCCTGACCGATCTTCTGCGCGGTCACGTTCTGATGGGTGACGTTGATGTTGCCGAACACCTTGACGCCAGCGAAGTCGCCCTCGACGACTTCGGTCTTGAACTCGAAGAGATCGCCGGTCTTCTTCGAGTTTTGCTTGACCTCGCCTTCGGTGATGTTGAGCAGATAACGGTCGCGCGGGATGATTACGCCACCGCCGCCTTCCGCGTCCTTTTCGTTCACGTCAGAGAGGTTCACGTTCAGTTGTGCCATGTTTATCTCCTATGGCGTTCGAGTGTTTCGGTGCTGGTGATTAGGCGGCTTCAGCGAGGGGCGCAGGCAGGTACTTGGCGAGCGCCGCGTAGCCTTCACCCTTCTTGAACTGCATCTCGGGCGGCATGCTGAAGCGGTTGCCAGCGATGAAGCCGGGACGCTCTTCAAGGAACATCCAACGAGTGCCGCCGCCTTCAGCGTGCGTAAGCTGCTTGTTGAAGCCCGCATCGACCTTCTTGATCGAAGCCTTGAAGTTGAGGAACGCGATCACGTCGCTGTTCGCCTCGACGATGTCGGCGGCGTCCTTGTGCAGATTGACACGATAGCGCGAGTACGGATCGGTCGTCGGCGATTCGAAGCGGCTGATATCGCAGTGACCGAGTTGCACCACTGCCATCTGCTTTTGCGAGCGCAGCGTCATGACGCCGTCGATGTATTCGAGGAAGATCGTTGCCGCGATCTTGTAGCCCTTGCCGTAGCCGGGCTCCTCGATGGTCTTCCAACCGTTGCGAGCGCAGGCTTCGGCACGGATGATGTTTTCGAGGCCCGTGGTCGAGTCGAAGATCGCCGTGGCGTAGTTGTGCTCTTCGTTGACGAGCGCACCGATGGCCTCGCACAGGTCGCTGTAGTTGCGAACTTCGATAGTGTCCGCGACGATGCCCGCCGGGACGCTTTCGCCTGCGGCCGTCTGAATGAAGACGGGACGCGGAAACTCGGCAGCCAGTGACGACTTGCCGATCTTCGGTACGCCATAGATCGTGATGATCGGTTGGTCTTCGGCAGCAGACTTCTTCTTGACGCTGCCCTTCAGTGAGATTGCCATGTGGCTCCCCGGTTAGTGCTCGACGGCGTCGAGCTTCAAAGTCTTCGTCCACACCAGCCGGTCAACAAGCCGGTAGCCGGTGCGATTGATGGTCTCGATGAGGACGGAATGATCTTCGGTCTTCGACCGGATGCGCGACATGAACACGTCCACGCTATGGGTTGGCCGATCAGCGGTGCCATAGAGAATGAGCATCGCCATCTGCTTCGTGACGATGTCGCTGGAGAGCAGCGCCAGGAACAGGTCCCGCTCCTTCGGCGTCAGCCGCCAGTTCGCCGGAAGAGCGGCGGACGCGAGCATGGATTTGCGCAGATCATCGAATTTACGTTCGAGCACGCCGACCCGCTCGGCCAGCGCTTCCTTCGTTTCGTGAGCCAAATCCATCCGTCGATACCGCTTGACATCCGTCGCCACTCCGGTTTAAAGCCGAATCAGCTGGCAACTTTTCCGTGAAACCGTTGAACTTTATCTAACGGACGGACCCAAGGATGTCAACGGATGGCAACGGACGTAGAACAGAAATCAGCGGACCGTCCGTTGCTGGACATGAGGCAGGGAAATAAGTGTTCGAGTAGCGAACCCCCATCCAATTGTTTAGAAAAGGGTTATTCGAAATGGCGATCATTAGTGGGCGCAAAGGGTTGGGAAGCATGAAGTCGCGAGCAGACGATAAGCGCACAAAGGCGCACCCGGCGCTCGAAACTATAAAGACCCGCGTCGAAGAGCGCGTGAACGCGGCGGGGGTCTCTAAAAACGAAGCGTCACGCCGGGCCGGTCTAGGACTAAGCTACGTTAACGATCTTCTTTCCGGTAAGTCACTAAACCCGACGCGCGAATCGTTGGCGAAGCTCGGACAAGTTTTAGATACCGACGCCGACTATTTCTTCGGCACGCAGAACACCCCGAAAACGAGCGCGCTTCCACCGTCCAACCTTCTCGCGGTGGAGACCCCTCCAATGGCAACGGGCACAATCCCGCTGTTCCGCATCGGCCTGCCCGATCCCGATGGCTTCTTTCCATTGGCCTCAGAGCGTAAAGCTTCGTGGACCTCGCCACTCACGGCAAGCCGAGACGTGTATGCCATCACTGTTCCCGATGATTGCATGGCTCCGCGCTACCGCATGGGTGAGGTCGCCATCGTGAGCGCGAACACGCCGGTGGTTCACGGGGGCTTCGCTGTTGTGAGGCAGACGGATGACCGCGTTGCGATTCGCCAGATCGTCGCGATCACCACTGACAAGATCATCGTGCGCTGCCTGAACGGCGAAACCGATGCCGATCTCCCCAGGGCGAAAGTAAAGGCGCTCGAACGAATTATCGGTTCTTGTGAATTAATCTGATTGTTTTGTCCGTTCCCATCCGTCGCTATCCGTTGACTTAACGGATAGATACCCATATGGTCCGTTGCTGCTCGGGAGAGGCAACGGACCATGCAAATCATCAAATTAGTAGTTTTGGAGTCGCCCTACGCTGGGGCGGTTAACGACAATGTCTCCTATGCGCGGCGTTGTCTGAAGGATTGCGCCCTGCGCGGCGAGAGCGCCCAGGCATCGCACCTTCTTCTCACTCAAGTCCTCGACGACACGAAGCCGGACGAGCGCGCGTTGGGGATCGCGCTCGGTCTCGCTTGGCGCTCCGTCGCCGAATACTCGGTCTTCTACACGGATCGGGGATGGTCGAACGGAATGAGCGCCGCGCTGAAGAGCGCGCTCGAAGAGCGGCGTCCGTTCAAGCTCCGCGCGCTCGACGGCCCGGTGAAATTTCCCAACCCCTACCTGCTGCCGCTCAACCTGTACGAAGCGGTCGATCACTCGAAGGCTCCCGCAAATGATGCGTGAGCCCTCGCCGACCGACAAGCTCGCGCTTCTGCGCGCACACGCCGCGTTGACCGTTGGCGATTCGATGATCGCACGCCGCCATCTCGCGACGCTCGATGCCGTTGCGATCCGTGACGAGATCGACGCGGTGATCCGCGCCGGTCTGCACGACGACGCCATGCATCTGCTGCGTCTCTTCACCCATCCGAAATTTCCGTCCATTGACGACTGCAAGGCGCACGTCGGCAGCGAGCGACACTTTCACACGACCAAGCAAGGGAGCCTTCTGTGAAGTTCAAGATCAACCGTGACACTCTCGCCGACATTGTAACGCGCGGCGTATCCAGCGCACCGAAGAACTCGCCCGCTGTGATCGCGAACAACGCGCGCATCATTGTGCAAGATGGCACGATCTCCATCGCCACGACCGACTTCGAGATGATGGTCGAGGCGACCGGCGCATGCGAGGTCGAGGCCAACGGCGCGACGACCGTCGATGCAACGAAGCTGAAGTCCGTCGTGGATCGTCTGCCCAAGGGCGTCGATGTCACGTTCACCATGGACACGGCGAAGTACGAACTGATCGCCAAGGCAGGCCGGTCGCGGACCACCTTCCCGACGCTCGCCGCCGTAGACTGGCCTGCTCGCGACTACGCCATGGACGGCGCACAGTTCGCGCTCGAAGGCTCCGATCTCGTTCGGCTGCTCGGCCATACCGCCCAAGCGCTTTCGACCGTGCCGAACTCGCCCATGCAGGGCGTCTTCCTTCACGTCGCAGATGACGGCAAGCGGCTCGCCGCCGTTGGCACCACCGGCACGATCCTGTTCAAGGCGACCGTCCCTGCGCCGGACGGTGCCGACGACATGCCGATGAACGACAACCGCCCCGGCGTTATCTTGTCCGCCGAGACGGTCAACTCCGTGTTGCGACTCTTCCGCAGCGCCGACGTTGTGAACGTCGTCGTCAACGCCAACTCGATCTTCTTCTACACCGACGCGACTCGGTTCTGCTCTTCGCTGTTGGTCGGCACCTATCCGAACTACCTGCCTCTCGTCTCGAACCCGGCGGCCGAGAGCGTCGTCGTCAGTCGTGAGTCTTGCGCGAGCACCGTCGCTCTTCTCGAAACCTTCGCGTCGAAGGAATTGGGCCATCGCTTGCAGTGCGCCGGTTCGGACGACGGTTTCGTGATCGCGGTGGGCAGCACGACCGGCGGCAGTGTTGACGTTGTCGAGGCGACCATCAACGGAGAGATCGTTGCCTTCGGCATCAACGGCATGTTCATGAAGACGATGCTCAACTCGTTCCGTGCGAGCAGCATCGCGCTCCATCCCGATCAGCGCAATCGTCGCATCTTGTTCAAGGCGGACGACGAACATCTGACCGGCGTCATCGCTATGATGAACATCGCGACCGATCTCGCGTCGGGGCCGAAGCATGAGTAGTCGCACTCGCGACCGCGCGAACCGACGCACCGTCACGATGCCGGACCGCGTCGGCCCTCATGTGAAGCTCGTCTTCGCAGAGATGGCGCGGCTCCGTGTCACCTATGACGAGACCGAGGAAGGCTCAGGCGTTCGCCGCGCGTCGATCAAGGCGTGGCGGCGCAAGAACAAGCCGGGCCTCGAATCACTCGAAGCGGTGCTCGGCTTCCTGGGGTGGGACTTCGTCGCGGTGCCTCGCGCGAAAGTTCTGCCCGACGAAGTCCGCGCGGAGCTTCAGCCCATCGCCGACAAGCTCGGCTTGACCATGCCGCAGACGGTGACGGCTCTGATCGAGATCGTCACCGGCATCCACGAACGCTTCCCATTCCTGCGCGACCCGACCGCGATCCGGCCGGTGCGCTTCAAAGCGAAGCGAAAAGAACGGCCGACGATCCACCCCGACCAACATTCACTCTTGCAGGAAGCTCCGACCCATGTCGCACACTGACATCCAAGACATCACGACCGAGCGCATGGTCGAAGCGTGCAGATCGCGCAACGCGAAGCCGACCCTCGACTCGGTCGCGCTTGCCCTGCTCGATGCTCGCTTCCGCGCCTTCGAGATCGACATGCGGATCGACGCCGTGATCGCGGCCGTGCGCGGCGTTTCCGGCACCCTCAAAGTAGACGCCGTCGCCTAAATCGCCCCGGTACGAGCCCGAAAATCCCAACGATTCCGGGTTCATACCAACCTCTTGCCCCCGGCGAATAACCGGCTTAAAACCGGATCATCCGTCGACCGACCCTGAATATCCAAATGACCCCGACTTCGAGCACTTCCCTAGAGCACCCCAGCGACGTGACACACAAGGTCGCATTCCGAGACGAACTTCGTCTCCGCGCCACCGATCCCGAGTTTGCCGAAGAGCGTCGCGTGATCATCGCAGCGAAGCAGGCCAAGCGCATGAGCGGCGTCGTCGTCGAGATCAGGCGCAAGCGGGCATGAAGGCCGCCAACGACAACGTGCCGCTCGGCACCATCTCGACCTCGGCCGAAGTCATGGTGCGCCTGCGCGTGTCGCGTAAGACGCTCTACTGTTTGGTGGCGAAGCATCTCCCCGGCGCGGCTCGCGTCGGACGCGACTACCGCTTCGAAGAAGCGGACATCCTCACTATCTGGCGTGGAATGAAATCATGCGACTCTATCTCTGGCAACGAACCCCAGGCAAATCGAACTGGATCATCCGGGGCACGGACGACAAAGGGCAAGAGGTCCACGAGTCTACAAAAACGACTGACAAAAAAACGGCCGAAGCTCTCCGCATAAAGCGCGAGGGCAAGCTGCTCACCGAGGTCGTCCACGGCAAGCAGTCCGTGGTGACATTCCATGAGGCCGTCGAGTCCTACCTCGATAACGGCGGCTCGCCTCGCTTCCTGGGGACGTTCGACGAAGAAACACGCCAGTGGTCCGGCCTGATGAAGGAATTGAACGGCGTCCTATTGAAGGACATCACCCAAGATAAGATGAACGGGATCGCGAAGACTCTCTATCCCAACTGCCAATATGACACGATCAACCGCCAGCTATGGACTCCATTCATCGCGATCTGGCGCAACGCCTGCCGCGCCGAGTGGGCGACACCGAAGCTATGGGTGCGCGCGAAGAAGCCGAAGGGAACGAACGTCGTCTCGATTAAGGCGAAGCGCGTCGGCTCCTATCCAGTCGATTACGCCACCGGCTGGGGCTTCATCCAAGGATTGGGCGTCGCTAACCAGATCATCATGACGATCCTGTTCTATACCGGATTGCGCCCCATCGAGCTTTTCGTGATGGAGACCTCCCAGGTCAACGTGCCCGGCCGGTGGATCACGATCACGAAGTCCAAGATCGGCGAGCCGCGCGGCGTCCCAATCCATGAGGCCATCGTTCCCTTGCTGACCGACATGGTCGAGAACCGGCCCGGTAAGTTGGTCCGCACGTGGGAGAGCGCTCCCTTCACCGTCTACGACGACAACGGCGGCCAGATGAAGAAGGCTATCGCCGCCGCCCGGCTGCGGACCCTTGTCTTCGACGTGGCCCCGTACACCGCTCGGCACTCGGTCTCGACCCAGCTAGTCGTCAACGGGGTGCATCCGCACATTAAGGATCAGATCATGGGGCACGCGGCCGACGACATGAGCCGCCTCTATACCAGCGTGCCGCAACCACCGCTGATCGCCGCCATCAACACGCTGCCGACCTTCCCCGATTGGCTCGCTGCCGATTGGATGAAGACGCCGGTTGCTTTGACCCATCGCCGAGCGAAGACGCTGAAGAAGGCGGAGCGGGCGGCGGGCGAGCGGGCATATGAAGCGTGGCGAGCGCGTCGAACGGCGTAG